TAAGATCGACCAGTCAGCTTTGTCACCCACGTCGGAACCTCTACATGAGGGCTGTAGTAACGACTAAGTTCAGTTGCCTTAGCTTTAGCAATATGCTGAATAATCTCAGGATCCAAGATACCACGACCGTCCAGTTCGCGCAACGCAATCTGGTCCCAATAACGGTAGAATTCCTTAGACTGAGCCTGAACCTCGATTTCCGTACGCTTGTCCTGAGCGTACTGCTTAAGACTCTTAGCGTTAGGATACTTCTTCTTGAATTCCGCCGCATACCGCTTGCGAAGAACAACAATATCAATTGTATCCTCAGGCCAGTAGTCAAGGAAATCGCTACGAGGCTTATCGTCTACGTGAACATAAACAACATTATCCTTAAGTTCAGTTCGTTCCTGAACACCGGCGCGGGTCAAGACGCCCCACGTAAACCCGCGCTTAGCGGCGGGAGAAACCTTAACCTTGACGATATCAGACCACTTGTAGTGCGTAAGGTGATCCATCCACATAGCAGCGTCATCATCAACCAGCCATGCAGACTTTGCTCCGGTGTGCATATCAATTTTGACTCGCTGCTGCTTGGAGAGCTTCTTACCTTCAAAGCCGGTGATGACAATGCCAGATAGTTCATTAGCAAAACTTGTGCTTGTGTTCATAAGAGCGCCGTCACCTTGAATATAACGATGACCTCTAAGGGTACTCGGAATGATTGCATCCTTGTAGTGCAGCGTCAGGTCAAAGTGAGTGTATTCCTGCGCCTTTCTGGCTGCCTCGTTATAGGTCGAGCACTGAGCAATCTCAGCCTCAATAGTCTCAGCAAGCTTTGCTTTAATCTGATCGTGCCACTCTTCAAGCTTTGCCACCGTCTTTGTGTGGTGATACTTAAGACCTTCGCGGGAAGGAGTAAAGAATACGTCTCCAATTTCGGCAAAGACGACCGCCGAGTAGTAGCGGTAAGACTTATTACGCTGAAAAAGCCGGTTCTCACCACGAACAAGATACGGGACCCCGCCCTGGACAACAATGTCATTACCGCCGCGCTCTTCAACCAAAAAGATGTTATCGCTGATCTTGATAGCGTACTCAAACTTTCGCGGCGGACGACCATTCACGAGAACGCTATCCTGCGGCCAATACGTAAACAGGTACTCGGCTTCACGCTGGAACTGGTAATCGTCACCGGGCTTAACCGGAATGGAAATCTTTACGCCGTTAGATTCATCGGTAGTCTTTGTGTCTACAATCTGGATCTCACCAAGGCCCTGCGAGTTCTTAGTCAGCAGAGCGATAGTCTTAATTCCATCCTTAACGGCGACCACCGAAAAGCTGTGGGTATATCCCCAGGGAGACTTTGAACCAAAGCCCATCATGCCGCTAACCGCGTTCGACTCACGCTTGGTAGACTTACCGTAAGTATACATATCGTACAGATCATCAACAGTCAGACCCAGACCGTAGTCACGAATGATCAACTCGTTATTGAGCCGATTCGGCAACGTGACTTCAATCGGTCGCTTGACCCCGGCCATAACGTGAGAGTCATGGGCATTGGTAGAAAGCTCACGCAAGATCGCGCGGTGGATGTTAGAATAAAAACCGTTGATCGACTCCATAATATGAGCGACGGCCTCGGGATCGATCATTACCGGTCGCTTTTCGCCGGTGAAATTAGACTGAACCGAAATAGACTCTACATCGGGACGCATGGTAAACCTTTCGTTGGTGTCTGAACGTGGTACTACCCTAGCACGGAGGGCGCGGGGCCGTCAACCCCCCGAACTAGGAGCTATAGAGTAAGGTTTATTGAAATGAATAATATCAAATACAGTGCCCTTACCAATCTTTAAAATTTTAGCAATATACTCTTGGCTTACGCCTTCACCACTGAGCAGGCGCACCTTCTCAATAATTTCTTGACTAATTCTTTGCCGACCGTTATTCGATCTCCCCTTCTGCACCATATCATCAGAGTTATCTTGCGGGGAACCTAGGAAAAGGTGGTTTGGGTTACAACATGGAGGGTTATCACATGAATGGCAAACAAATTGACCTTTATCAATCGAACCTACAAAGATTTCGTAGGCAACTACATGCGATCTATAATGCTTTCCATTGTTGACGAACTGCCCGTACCTTGGAGCTATTTCGCCATTACGCTTAACCCACAACCAGCAACCGCTGTTATCAATCTTAATTCTACTCATTAAAAATGATGCATCTAAACTTGTTTTAAGCATACTACGAGTATAGCACATTATTTTTTAGCGGGGGTCGTCAAGCGCTCGTGCTAGGGTAGTTTTAGTGACCTAAACGGTTCTTCAACCGCTCTGATCTGGTCATCGACAGGTCGTGATTAATCGGATATTCATTAAAATCGGATGGTGTTAATTGTCTTTTCATCCGTGACTCTAAACAACCAATGCATAGCATATCTAAATCGACTCCGTACTCGTCCCATATCGGGTCAAGAACCATGTAATACTCATGGTTGCACAAAGTACAAACGTCGCAATCTAGACAATGCCATTCAAGATGGGTCATCGTTCCCGAAATTTAGATTGTTAAGAACCGTAAGGTCTTCAAAGGCTTGGAGCAAGACGCTGGTTGCCGATAGAGCACCGGCGGCAAAAAGTTCGTAATCGGAACCCTCAAGATTCTGTAGCGACGACTCACCCGTCGAGGCGGCAAACTTTTCTGCCTTGAGCAAAACCTGCAACAGAATCTGGCTAAGAAGCTCTTCGTCAGTCACGGGGGATTACACCTTCTTCAACCATGTTATCTAATCGAGAACTTAAATACTTCCATGAATCCCGTGCTGAAATATGATTTATTGTACTAATCTTAACGTTAAACATTTCTGCTATCTTTCTGTTTGAAAGTTTTTTTAATTTAAGTATTAAAATACCTAAAACATCGAACTCAGTCAGTGTCGCGCGGGGGTTATTTTCCCCTCTCCCTGAAGTCCCATGCTTTATACGATCTTCACCGTTTTGTTTGCGGGTACCCCATTCTAAATTACTCAATCTATTGTCGTCTGGAACGCCATTTTTATGTCTAACTTCTAGAACTTCACAGTTATCAACTGGATTAAAGGCCATTAACATCCACCGCTGAACGCCGCGTCCAATTCTTTTCGAATCTATATCTCTAATTAAAGAGATACCTCGATATCCGTCTCTATGATGATTTAGTCCCATAATTCTCGGTGGATCAATATTATAAAAACCAGAAGAGTTTTTTGATTTAAGAATTCTTATTTGACCTTTGTTTGAAACTTCATATCGACTAAACCCAGGAATCGTCTTCCATTCAACTTTTATCATGGACGAGGGATAATATTTTCTTCTCGCTCACGCTTAGTAAGACGCTGAGCAGCCTTTTCCTCTTCCGCGCGCTTCTTGGCCGTACGCTGAGGGTAAGCATATGCCGTTACCTCAAGTGTACCGGTACGCTTAACGTGCTGACCGGCGTTTTCAAAATCTTCAAGCCACGACAAAACCTGCTGCTCGTCGCGGGCGGTGTAAACGGTGCTCTTACTGCTCATCTTCTTCTCCTACAATATTCTCAAACTTCGCTTGATTTGCAAACTCTTCTAGTGCCTGGTAAGCCTCTTTGACTCCCAGAGAATTCATTACATAGTCACTTGCAATATTTGTTACCATTAGACCATAAGTGGTAAGCAATGTCGTTGCATAGATTTTATAATCTCGCTCCATAATCTTCATGAGGCTAGTAAGATCATCTAGATTGATATAAAGATCGCCGTTAATAATCTGATGCCTAGCGATGTTTACGTCCATCTTAGGAGGCACCTTTTCAGGCTCAACCATACGTTTCCTTCTGTATGCCCCGATTGCGCCGGGGACTTAGGTCTATCCTAGCAGCCCCCGGCGGTCGGGTCAAGTGAGCTTTACAGCAATACACTCAACAGTAAATGTTGATCCAACCAGTGATGAAAGGCCAGACAAAGTAACGACGCAAGTAACACTAGCTATACCCTTAACAGTCACGCCCTTAATGCTGGCTGACCCAAGAAGCTGAGCGCTACCAATAAGATTGGCTGTTACTTGATAGTGAATATCTGGCATCGGGGTCACCAACGGTACGGTAATCGTTTGAGTTGTGCCGCTAAGTAATGATAGTGAAGGACTTGTGTAAGAACCACTACTAATGACTATTCCGGCAACACCGGCGGGACCTTGAGGGCCAATGTCTCCCTTAACACCTTGGATTCCCTGAATTCCTTGATCACCTTTAGGTCCTTGAATTCCTTGAAGTCCGGTAAGACCGGTATCTCCCTTTACTCCTTGACTTCCGGTATCACCTTTCACTCCTTGTAAACCGGTCAACCCTTGAATTCCCTGGATACCAGTGTCTCCCTTAGGTCCTAGAATTCCTTGATCACCCTTTTCACCCTTAGGACCGGGAATTGTCGAAGCTGCTCCGGTGTCTCCCTTATCTCCCTTGGGCCCTGGAACTATAGAATCTCTACCAGCGGGACCTGTTGCGCCCGGTGGACCCATCGGACCTGTAGGACCAATGATCGACTCACCAGGATCACCCTTTGGACCCGGTACGGTAGAAACGGGGCCGGTATCGCCCTTTTCACCCTTTTCTCCTCTAGGACCGGGAACGACCGAATCTCTACCGGGTTCACCTTGAGGACCAGGAACAAATGAATCGCGGCCCGGTAATCCAGTTTCTCCACGATCGCCCTTTTCCCCTTGAGGTCCGGGAACCGTTGAATCTCTACCGGCTGGGCCAGGAGGACCGGGCACTACAGAATCATTGCCAGAATCACCCTTTGGTCCCTGAGGGCCAACAATAGTTTCTCCGGGATCACCTTTTGGACCGCGCGGGCCAACAATGCTTAAACCTTGTTCGCCTTGTTCACCTTTATCACCCTTTGGACCGGGGACAATGGAGTCCCTACCCGCTGAACCAGTGGGGCCAGGAACATTAGAACTTTCACCTTTTTGCCCTGACTGACCTGCCGGAATTACAAAGTCTAGAACAAGGTTCTGCGGTGTGCCGCTGTTAGTTACTTTAGGTGTAGTACCGGCATTACCTAACTGAACAGAACCAATTTTTACAGTAGGCGCGGGATTTGTCACCGGCGGATTCTGTTGCATGTACGTATTGATTGCATTGGCAATCATCGCATTCATTGGGTTTTCAGGAGTAGTATCTAATGTTATTTGTCCTGAATAAATAATAAATCTATCTGCTTTAATTTGATAGTTCGCCGGTAGCATAGAAGAATTAGCAATAATTGCAGGAATAGTGACACTCAATTTATTCTCGTTACGTTCTAATAGTACCGCCGCTTCTTGTGTGTAATCCGTGTTTTTTCTTGCTGTACGCCAAAATGTAAACTTAGCATTTGACGCAATATCTGAATCTAAGTTCAGGTTTATTGTTGCTTGCTTACCAGCAACGACAGAAAAAGTGTAATTTCGTGTCATCGGCATAGTTAAATTGTACTATAAATATATCTAGATATAACAAAACCCCCGGCCTTTTTGGGACCGGGGGTCTAAATTATTTGTAGTCGAACCACTTTGTCTGCTTCTTACCACACTTAGAACAATTGTACTGATCATATCCCCACTGACGATCGGGGGGACCGTAGCGACGACTGGCGGTCATTTCAAAACTGTGCTCGCACCTGGAACGATCATTACTCTTTTTCTTGCGGCGGTGTCGCGGGGTTTCGGGACCATCGTGAGTGTGACGAAAAACATGTCGATCAATGCTGGACTGGTTGTAATCGCTGGGCATACATTTTTCCTTACATTGCGGTATTGAAACTTCTGCGTGCTATAATATACACATGATTGAACTTACTTGTCAAGGATGCGGGGGGACTTTTCTCCGCAATAAACACCAACATAATGCTAATATTAAAAGAGGCCGAAAAATTGTTGCTTGTTCTCTTAAATGTATCCCCCGAGCCAGAGGTCACGGTGGTCTAGCAACTGCGATTTGTCTTAATTGTACCCGTGAATTCTCTCGAAAAAAAACTTCTCACGATACTCTTAAGTTTTGTTCTAAAAGTTGTTCGGCTAAATACAATAATCCACTTCAGATTGTAAGAGCCTCCCCTAAGCTTTGTAATACATGCAAAGTATCCACCGTATATGGTCGTCGAAAAGTTTGCGACTCTTGCAAAGAGTCCAATAAATACCACGCTCGACCCGACTGGTCATCGATTACACTTAATGATCTAAAGAATAAATATTCTATTTCTCAATATCACGCTAAGATTCGTGGAATGTCTAGATCAGAATATGCAAAAAATAACGGCCTCATGCAATGCGTTATTTGTGAGTACAAAACTCACGTAGATATCGCACACATAAAAGCCGTTAAAGATTTTGATTTGAATACTACGTTAGATGTAGTAAATCATATTAGTAACCTTACTGCGCTATGTCCAAATCATCACTGGGAATTTGATCACAATATTATTACTTTATAAGTGGTAGCCCTCACTGATTTGAACAGAAACTCGGGGTTATGGGCCCCGTATGATACCAACTTTCACCATCGGGCAAGTACCGATCCTGGGAATCGAACCCAGCAATAAAGCCTTATGAGAGCTTTTCGACTGCCTTGTCTGTTGATCGGCAAAAACGGCGCTAAGGCCGTCTACTTCCTTAAAGGAAGGTTGTGCGTACCCATGACAGGATTCGAACCTGCAACATACGAGGTCTAAGCTCGCATTCTCTACCAGTTGGAATACATGGGCATATTAAGTTGTACGCGGTAGAATCGGGATTCGAACCCGAAGTACCCTTTCGAGCACGACACCTTAGCAGGGTGCTGAGTTCACCAATACTCAGTTCTACCAAACGCAGTGGGTAAGGGATTCGAACCCTTGGAAGTATTACCTCCTATAGTTTTCAAGACTATCGCAATCGTCCGCTCTGCCAACCCACCAGGATAAGCATTTCATTTACGTTGAATAGCCCACTAAGAACGTCTGCCATCGCAGAATTTTGTGATTTTTCGATATCTAAGGGTAATCACCTGGGTATATAGTACCTTTTCCCAGACCCCCGCGCCCCCTGTAGGAGTTGCACCCACGACCCACGAGGTAGAAGCTCGTCGCTCTGTCTACTGAGCTAAAGGGGCATAGGGCTTTTTGTCCCGGCGCTGCCGCTGATCAGTTCGGCCCGCTACGGTTTTGTTACCCGTCTTACTGTAATGTCCGAGGTGAGTAAACGCTTGGTCCAGAGCAGCGCCCGAACTTGTGTAACTATACTAGCACGATCAATCTTCGTCTGTCAAGTCGGCGTAGTGATCAGGATGATAAACAATATCAACAATACCGAGGATAACTTCTTCTCCAGCCCCCGCGTTATAGGCGCTATTGATCCAATAATCTACTTCATGAACAGCCGTCCGATAATTTCTCAATTGCTTTAACTCAGTTTGAGACTCGTAAATAATTTACTCTAGTTCTTCTTCACGACTCACGAATGTGATCCCTTACTTCATCAAAAGTGTAGTGCTTAAGGAACTTACCGTCTCTCCATACCGGCTTAAGTTCACTTGCTGCTTCCTGTTCCGGCGTAGCTTCACTAATGACAGTAAGCTTTCCGTCTACCCGCGTTACTGCAACCCGGCCCTTTGCACTAAACTTACCGCCGTTGTCGGTAACGGGCTTCTTAAAGATAGCCTTGTGCTCCCCGGCGATTGTCACATCAGTTGCCTTCATAGCAAAACCAAAGGTGTCGCGGGTTACGTACTGGTAACCAAAACTACCCATACCAAAAACAATGTTATCGCTTGCAAAACCCTTAGCAGCAAGACCGCCGAGGATCGCACCGGCTCGCTCGTAATTAATCGAGTCGCCATAAATGGCACCGATGTGAGAATCGAGCGTGCGGTAACCCTTGTCGCTCGTGGTGCCGCCGAAAGTGTCCCACAACAGTTCCACTACACCCTTGCGAGCGGGAGAACCCTCAGGAGCATCCTCGTCACCAATAATGATCTTTACCGGATCACCGGAATCAGGACGAATGACCAGCTTACCGTCACGAGCAAGAATCTCGTCCTTCAATGCAGGTACGATACCAGTCAAGACGCTCCACAAATCCCAAGTATCGGAAACAACGCTAAGAATGCCAGTTGGGTAAAGATTCAGCAAACGGCGGAAAGTGTACTCTTCATCTTCCTGTCCCCCGGCGCACATGACGGAATGCTCAGTTGCTGCAACCGAACCGCCGATGAAACCATCAGTCGGGTAGTAACGCTCAACCGCACCCAACGCCGGTACAGTATCAGTACCAGTAAAGCTAGTGAGGTGAGCCATACCACTAAGAACGGCTGCCTCCAGCCCCGGCATTCCTCGCATAGCAAAGTCATGGCCTTGCCAATCAATGAACTCCTTAGAACCACCGGTGGCATCAGCCCACTTAGTAATTAGGGCTCGCATACGCTTTGCAGTAGTCGCAGTAGTGCACGGCATCCAAAGTTCTGCCGACATAATAGTTTCAAAATAGTTAACCAACCAGCCAAAACGCGGGTCAGTGTTTTCTACCGTCAGCATCGGAACCTTCAGCGGAACAGAAGCACCCTCGGCAACCGCGCGGAACTCAAGCGGCAGGTATCCAAGCTCGTGCAATGCTCTAATGTGAGCAGTGCCGACACTGTTAGGTCCGAGCGCTCCTGTAACACGACGCTCATACTCATTACAAACATCATCCACGTCGGCAGCAAAGAACTTATCAAACTCTTCGCCTAAATACTTATCTAGGAAATACTGTAGACCGAAAAAGACGACCTCGTCTACTCCCTCGACCCGCGAGGTACGCGGGGTCCAGTTAGAATAGACATACTCCGTAAAGTCCGGATATTGTCGGCGGTGATCGACCTTATAAAAATCTGTTGCCAGGATATTGCCGTTCAAATCCATCGAATAAGCCTTTCAATAACGGGGAAGACCGTTGCGTTCCCCTTGTCGAATGTCGTGCTGTCAGTTGTAAGAATTTGACTAAAGTTCTCTAGTAGCTTGTCTGTACCCTGGGAAAATACACCATGTGTGACCCATAGGTCGAGCGTAATGTTGTCCTCTTCGTAGGTGTCAAAGATTGCACGGGCAAGACCATTGAAGGTACCCCCGCCGTCGCAAATGTCATCAACCAGCAGATATCTACCGCCGTTGCTCAGCGTCATAGGTGCATTAAAGCCGGTAAGCTGTCCTGTTGTTACATCGCGGTGCTTTTCTGCCTGGTAAAAAGGTACATCGAGTAGTTGTGCCACTTCAAATGCACGCTTTGCAGCACCCGCGTCAGGTGCAATTACACCGTCCCAACCATCCCACAATCTTGCATTTGGCTTTGTTTCGTTTGGCTTAAGTACGTCTGAAATAGTTACAACTCGGCTGTTTTCGATTAGCGCCGGGGCAACCATCGAATGCGGGTCCAGCATAACTACATCATCAAACTTACGAGCGTTAATCTCATTAGCAATTGACTTCAAGGTGAAGAGATAGTCACCGCTGTCATTCATGCGATCCTGGCGGGCGGCGGGAACGAAAGGAAGCACAAGCTTCTTAATCTCCCGGCCTCGCCAGCGCAAGGCGTCAGCAATAAACAAACCGGTCATCAGGTCCAGCACCGACTTCGGTCGAAGAATCAGCGTCGTATAATACTTTAGCTCGTCAATAAAGTCTACTCGCGGCGAACCATCAGGGTAAGTCTGAACCTTAATCCAACTTACTACTCCGGTTGTATGACCCAGGCCAATCTCAGTCATGTTGTTCCTCTCTGTGTAGGTATACACTAGCATGACGAAGGGGCCGGGTCAACCCCGGCCCCTCAATCATTTTGTCAGATACGACCCGCACTGAAGTCAGCGAAGACCTTCGGAGCGTTTGCGTCTGCGCCGCAAAAATCGAGCATTCCCCGATCACTAGGATCGGCGATAGTGAAGGGGCTTCCGCTAATACCAAACACAGCAAGCTTCGCATCGATACCAGTCTGGTCACGGTACTTCTTCAAAGCCTGGAAAGGCTGAATCTTACCGGCCCAAGTCTCGCTGTCGGTAAGAACAGCAAAGGTATCAATTTCAACCTTGTTTTCCAAGGCCCACAGCATAGGCTGAGAGCAGTCAGTACCACCGAAGTTGTTGTGCTGAACCTTACGCATAGCAGTAGAAAGATTGCTCTTTGCACTGATACCAAGGTCAGTCAACTCGGCAGAACCACGGCTATAACCCCAACCGCCGTAACGGCCACCCCCGCCGGTAGTAAACCCACGGATGATGTGAGCAGGCTCAGTACGAGCAACCTGCATTGCCATAGCCGCACTAACCTGAGCACAAGACAGGTCAAGACCCATAGCCTTAGAAGCCATAGAACCAGAAACGTCAATCGCCAGCATCGTACGCTTACCGGCGGGAACCACATGCTTGAAAGCAGCGTGGAAACCATCGTTCAAAGCGTCGTTAATGACCGACTCAGTGACCCAATCCTTAGTGCGACCCCAACCGCTACGATCTGCCTGACCGTCATTGTAAACAACGACAGCGTTCAGGTAGTTGATCGGGTGCAACTTAGTGCGCGCAATCATTTCGTCGTTAGTAAGCTTGGCAGCGTAATCAGCAGCGAACTGCAAATCATTGAAAGCACCAAGCTTAGCAAGACGAGTGATGTTACGGATAAGTGCCTGACCGTTAAGCTGGTTGTTGTAGAAGAGCTTCTTCCAGACCCCCGCGTCCTTCAAGAACTCGGTAGGAATAGTCTCCCACGGAAGGTTCTCGTTGAAGTCAAGAATACGAAGGACCGACTTGACGGTCTTCGCCTCCTGCATAGCGTTAAACGAGTCCAGAATATTTACCTCGTTAGTCGGCTCAATACCCTTACCAACCATAAAGTTAGCAACGCGGGCGTCAGGCTTAGCGTGGCTCAGACGCAGAACGTCCTTGTGAGTCCAACCATTACGCTGACGGTACTTTACTGCCTGGTAGGCAAGCTTGTCAGCGTCCTTAGACTCATACCAACCGGCGAATGCCGCACGCTTTGCACGACCCCAACCACCAAGGCTGTCAATGTACTCGGCAGCTTCGAAAAGGTGAGTCGAAGTACGCACAACCTTGTTGAAAGCCTCACGAGCGTAAGCCTTGTCCTTACCCTCAGCCAGAACCAACGCAATAGCGAAGATTGCAGGGCTGTTACGGTAAGCGCGGGCGTTAACAGAAACGTTAACGGCGGTGTCAACAACCAGACGTTCATCCTTAGCAATCATACTGCGCAGGAAAGCAATGTTCTGGTCAGTAAGCTTCTGCTCACCGACGTAGTAAGTACCACCATCGGTACCAAGAATCAAGAATCGCTCAAGGCGGCTGAGGTCAGAAACCTCAAAAACAAATCCACCGGCGTTGTTCTTGACCTGATCTGCGCGTGCCTGCTTAGTCTGCGGAGTAGTCTTAACTTCCTTGACTGCGTTACGAAGTGCGTTGCTCATTGTTTTTCTCCTTAGTTGTGTGTTTTATAGTCCGAACCGGGGCATGAAAAAAGGATGGGCGTGTAAGTAGGTGTCGTTGGATTCATTACAAGTGATAAACGACGCCTTCCGGCCCATCCGTTAAAAATAAATGTGGGCATGTTATGCCTGTCGGGTTTTACCGTGCTACCATTACACTATACCCCCATGAGTGGAAGCAGAAGGATTCGAACCTCCTCTGGCCTTTTAGCAGAAGGATAACCAACAATGCTCCGGCCCACATTTTAAATTATTAACGGATATGTTGTTTAGTTCGGAAAAACGGGGCATCGCCCCAATTCACCATTTGAAAGATAACCGAACTAATCCGACCCGTACATTTTTTGTTGTTATCACCAGTCTAGCAGGTGCTAGCGCCGGTGTCAAGGGTGGCTAACGGGGTTCGAACCCGTGATAAAGGACTCACAATCCCTTGTGTTACCGCTACACTATAGCCACCATAAAGGAAAGTTTCATTGTACCGCGCCCAATGCATACTTACAATCTATAAGCTCGTCGATGTGAGAGGACTCGAACCTCCAAACCACGTCTTTGTAAGAGACGCGCTCTACCAATTGAGCTACACATCGGTACCCCTAGACGGTTTCGATCCGTCTCCTTGAGAGTGAAAATCTCAGATGCTAGCCATTACACAATAGGGGCTTATTTACTTGTACTACTGTAGCAGGTCATCGGCGGGGTTGTCAAGCTGATCTTTGATCGCCCCGCGCTTACTGTTTCTTACTTTATTACGTCGAACGTTCATACAAAATTCACAACAATGACCGTACTTCTTACGATATGGTAAATGACGCCAAGCGTCTGTCGGGTCTTCTTCACGAATCTTCCAAGGACGTGTCTTGTCAGTTCTGCTCATTTAACCAATCCTCCGCATCCCGGCGGGTAGTAAACTGTGGAGTATTTTCATTAATACCTAACGCCGGATCATACACATGCCATTTAGTCCAAATGAATTCAATGACCATGTACCGCTGACGGGATTTGAACCCGCAAATACCAACGTGAGAGGCTGGTGACTGTATCCAATTCGTCTACAGCGGCATATGACGCAGGCGGATCAATTATGAGTCTCACCACCAACCGGGCACCACCCCGGCTTTTGCTGCCGTACATATTTGGTGAGAATATGTTTTGACAACTAACGTCGCGTCCTCCTGACCAGGATCGAACTGGCTATAACTGTTAGACAGACAGTTGTGTTAAACCATTACACTACAGGAGGTCATAGGACCGGCACTATTTATTTCTCCCGCCGCTCCCTAGCCGGGATAAACACCTAGACTGATCTTAAGCTCAGCTTTAAAGGGCCTAAATGAAACCCAAGTGGACCTCCGGGGAATCGAACCCCGAATTTCGGTATGCAAAACCGATGTGTTCCCGTTAGCACTAGAAGCCCATATCCTTACCGCGTACCGGCCCCTGTCCACGTAATCAACGCGACCTCGACGCCGGTGCTTGTAAGGTTGTATCAGAAAAACCTTCTCGACCATCCCGGCGATTAACCCGGTACCTCCGATCCACCTTCACTGTACGTGGCTCCTGTCGGAATCGAACCGACGACCTTCCGGGCTTCAACCGGACGCTCTCACACAAACTGAGCTAAGGAGCCATTCAATCGGATATGTTGATGCTATCGCGTTTTATACGGTTGCTCTGCCACTGAGCTATCCGGCGAACCGGGGTAGGATTCGAACCTACGACCCACTGTTTCCTGATAAGCGATAAACGCCGACCCGATTAAGTTTTATACTGGATATGGTATGTTCTTTGGAAGGACCGGCGGGAGCCGGTTGAAGGGAATCCAATCCCTTCGGTGTATTTCTACTGGAGGATAACCAAATCACTCCGACCCAGTATTTAGTTTTACGTTAGGTATGGTGTGTATTTCGAGTTTAACCGACCTGCGCCGGTTATTGGGTTTGAACCAATTTTATCCGATAACCAAAATACTTCGACCCAACAAGTACCTACGGAAAGAGTTGAACTTTCGACTCGATCTTATCAGGATCACATGTTAACCGTTACACTACGTAGGCATATTTAGTTGTTACGAGCCTCCTGGGGGATTCGAACCCAACCGACTTCATTATTACAAGTAATGCACTCTGACCAGACTGAGTTAAGGAGGCATATTCATTTATTACGTGCCCCCGGAGAATTATGATATCTCGACCCGCGATTTAAAAGATCGCTGCTCTTCCTCTGAGCTACGAAGGCGTGTTTAGTTGTACGTGGGTCAGGGGAATTTCGAAATCCCGACTTTCCGCTTAAGAGGCGGAAGCTCTTCCTCTGAGCTACTGACCCGTAGTGCTAACTTTTTAGATGCGTTAGCCCATCACATCCGACTTTTTATCAGTCAGCGTGCCCCCGGCAGGATTTGCACCCGCGACCCTTTGATCCGTAGTCAAATGCTCTATCTACTGAGCTACGGAGGCATTGCTCTCCCGTCTGGTTTCGATCCAAATCCACGAGGGCCAAAACCTCGTATGCTAGCCATTACACTACAGGAGATTATTTATTTATCGAAAGTTTTCAAGCGCTTCCGTACAGCGTTATCAGAAACACCTAACTTGCGACCAGTCGCGCTATAACCTAAGTCTAACACCATCTGCTTAAGTTCGTCAAGCTCAGGCCAAACGATCTTTTGCCGAGATTTAACTTCAACCCCGCGACGTTCTAAACCTGCGCAAGTCATACATTTACCAATTTTAGAAGGCTTACCGCATGAACATAATCCATTAGCGCCATTTTTATATCTAACTTTATTACCGTTACAAAATGTTGCGGTTTGCGAGTGACAATTTGGACACAAAACAGATAAGTTTTCTATTCTATTATCGTATCCAATACCATTAATGTGCTCTAGTTGAAGAACTATTGGCTTATTATTCCAAACCGGCCCCATGTTACATTCGTAACATTTATCTTCCAGCAAATCTTCTTTGATTAGACGACGTTTCAGACCTTGACGGTTACTGTAATCGCTTTCAGCAACTAAGATTTCTTCTAGTGAACGACGATTAGAAGCAACAGCAGCCTCAGTGTTTTTAACATACTTAGGAAGTTCTAAACCATATCTGCCAGCAAATAAATTTGCTGCTCTATAATTAGCTGAGCCTAAGCCTTCTCCTAAGGCTAGGAGTACATCTTTAACCGATGTAGCCGACTCGAAAGCCTTACGTACTCTATCCTCATCTAACCATACACTGTTTTTCTTTCCCATGCAATAATTATAGCAGAGATTCGAACTAAATGTCAACTTATGGTTAGAGCTTCCGGGGCAGGAATCGAACCTACGAAACTGAGGGTCAGAACCTCAGCGGCAATGCCAGCACACCACCCGGAAACACGGAAACCAATAAGCGGTGTTCGGGCGGATAGCCAACCGCCGTACTTTCGAGAGCAGCCTGTCCTCTTTAATTTCCTCTACGATATGCCTATCGTATTGCTCCCCATGCTGGTAACGATCCAGCCCAATACGGTTAACAGCCGCGTATGCAACCTCTACATCTATGGGGAATATTTTGTTATTTAATTGTAACAGACCGAAACTAGCCTGTCAAGACGCGGCTACCGGAATCGAACCGGCGTAGATCGGGGTTGCAATCCGATGCCTAAAACCACTCAGCCAAACCGCGTTAAGTAAGATAGATAGGAATTGAACCTTTCGGGCACGGTGCGCAACCGCATTCTCCACAGAATTACTCCGAGTTGAACGGAAACCCATCACCAGTTATCTTACGTGCCACATGAGAGATTCGAACTCCCGACATTTGCTTTAGGAAAGCAACATTCTGTCCCCTGAACTAATGCGGCAAAAGTAAGATAAGTCAGAATTGCACTGACCACACTGGACTCAACGTCCCGCCGGTTTCCACTAAACCGCGCCAACCATGAGCCGGGTTCGAACCGGTAATGGTGTGCTATTTATCTTACAGTGGACTAAGAGGGAATCGAACCCTCTTGGTGTATTAATATTTGTATACACCATCGATCCAGCAATTAGCCCGAATCTACTCATACCGGCGCATTACCGGTTCTGTGCTAGCAGCTAGTTTGAGTATTGTATCCATGACGGGAATCGAACCCGCTCTCCCTGTTAAGGGCTAATGACCAGGATTAACGCGCTTTCCTGTCGGGGGTTAAGGTTCCCCAACCGATAACCTTTTGAGTTATCGGCCCGATCCCGGTGCCTCCGCAACCTTATGTCATTGTGTCGCTGACCAAAAGTTTTAAGCCGCTCTGTCCAATGAGCTACATGGATATTAATTTGTACGTACCGCAGACAGGATTCGAACCTGCACGCCACAAGGGAACGGATTTACAATCCGTCGAGCCAGCCAATTGCTCAACTACGGCATACTATCGCTGTCGCCTGCCAGTTTCAACGATAGGTATTACTTTACACGACAACAGAAGCAGGATGATCTGTGCGTACCCCCGGCGGGATTCGAACCCGCGACACTCGCTTTTTAAGAGCGATTCCTCTAGCCGCTGGGATACGAGGGCATTATTTGTTTTTAGCATCACGAGCTTTTTTAGCATTACCTGCACGACACAAGCTACATCGGCAGCCTCTAGTGTAGCAAAGAGGATCACCGTGGTCAACTTCACGTCTGTATGGTCCGCGAGGTCACCTATTGTAGCATAGTTTGAGTAACTATGTCTACCAGTAGGCCATGTGGGATTCGAACCCAACGCTTTCGGTGGTTTGAGCACCGTCTCTCTAGCCGCTGGAGTAATGGCCCATACGCTAGTTTATCCGATACTAGCAAACGGTAATTCTCTACCGGCACAACCGGCGGTTAAATATCCATCGCTGATTCATAACGAGAACCATAACAGTCAAGGTACAACTCATGATCATCATTAATTTCAGCCGCGTATGGGTTTTCATCCCAGGTCATTTTACCGTCACAGTAATTATCAAGATAACTATTGTAGGGCAAAGCGTCCAGGTCTTCAACCAATTCTTTGCTGCAGTTTTCGCACTTCATATTTCCTCCTTAGTAGGTAACTTTACATGTTATCACTAAGGTTTTGTTGATGTAACTACTCTAGCAGGTCAACTGATGGTCTGTCAAGTCAGGACTACTTCGGTATTAGGAACGTAAAGAACCTTCTTTTGGTTCCCGCCAAATACCGTATACCAATACGAACTGGTACGGTTGTTATAAATCTCAATCTTAGGTGTATCAGTAGTCTTGATAATGATAAAGTCATTAGCACTACGAGTATCAATTTCACCGTCGACCCGGAATCGTAGTTCCTTACCGCCGTTGTCAGCATCACCAAGAGCAAGGTAGCTATTACCGTTAATAAGCGCGAGCTTGTGCGTGGCAGCAAGCTCATTACGACCATCTTGAACACCTGTCGTAATACCATTAGCGCCGGTGGCGATAGCTAAGCTAATAATAAGTGAACCGGCAAATGATCCCCACGACCACTTTTCATTGTAACCAGTCAAAAACCTACCGAACAGGACCGAAATGGCGATTGCGCCTGCATACCACAGCATATTTATCCAAACCTAGTAGTTAAAAGCAGTTTTAATCAGGTCTGCCAACTGATGAGTACACTAGCACTGTCAGACTACCGGCGTCAAGTCAGTAGCGGACTGTAATCCAACCCTGCCAAATGACCTTCTTTTCATGTTCATCGGGCCACTTGAACCAGTCACGAGTCTGAACGACATAACACATCTTCGTACGTGGCGGGTATGTGACTATACGCTGTTCGACAACAACGTTGCGATAAGTCTTAGAACCAAGAAGGCCGGACTTTTCCTTAACAGTCTTGTTGTAACATACCGGCGTGAAGTGAGCGGCTGCCTCAGCAGGCACAACTGCACTGAAACCCATGATCCCCGCGAGACTCAACGATGCAATAATCTTATGAGTAATCTTCATCAGCAGTAAAAGATATCTGCTGCGTTACGCACGGAACGAGCATAGTCATCACGACCACCAAGATTGTAACCGCGAATGTATGCCTGAGCCTTTGCTCGCGAAGTCAATCGACCAAAAGAGCTGTACTCACGGACCTTGTTACAAAAAGTATGACCAACGCTAATCTTGTATGCATCGTTATAAAACGTAAGATTAGTTACTCCACGAAGATAGCCAAGGTCATAACCGGTATATGCAGAAGCAGAACCAGCACCGCCGATCAAACTTCCTGCAATAATTCCTGCTCCTGCGAGCGTACCAACAATCTTATTACGAATCTTCATTATTACCTTCCCGGCGCTCCTGCGCCTTGTCGTTGTGTAACCAACTGTAGCAGCAAGTAATCAGTGGGTCAAGCCTGGACGTGAGGAACAATATAAATCAAAAGAGCAATAATTGCCAGAATGACCAGGACAATCCAGAGAGCGTTTCTCATACTTTTGCCTCCTCTAACTTTTGATGACATTCTGCACAAACATAAATTGTACCAACTGGTTCATCAAAATCTAATTGAAAATTTGCTGCATGACGGCAACACAGGCCACACCATTGAACAATCTTCAACCCAGTTCCTCTTCGTCTAAGATTTCGTGACCTACGACTTCTAAAGCACCAAACTCGCTATTGCCCAAATAATCATCAATGACTTCACGGGCATCATTTACATCGGGTGCTTCGACTGAAATCTGCACCATCACGGAAAAAGAGAACTGTTTCATAGATATATTCTACTACTTGTCTCGCAAAAGCCAAAGACCACCAAACAAACTGATAAACCCTACAAGGGCTATTGAACCATCGTTGTTAGCTAATCCTAGCAGTAAAAAGACAAGACCCATTACCACCCCGGCGAAACCGACGGCGGTCCAGTCATGCTTGTGCCATTTCACGTACCCGAACCCAGCTCCAAATAATTAATTAAACCTAGCAATCTAGATTTTGAATCTTTAATATGACCTAACGCAGAATTGCATCCGCCACATAGTAGACCTCTAACACAATCCCCGCAACTTGTGTTTTTGTTTGTAGACGCAGGGTTGCAGCATTCATGGTCATGGTCAATACAACTAGCCGGTTCTTCTCGACATGCCCAGCACAAACCACCATACTTATTAAACATATCTAAATATGCTTCTTTATTTAAGCCATGACGAGCATGTGATCTTTTATAAATTTTATCGTTGTTTGAAACTAAAGTCTTATGAGAACTATACTTGTCTGGGTGCTTTTTGTAATATTCACGCATGTAATCGGCGCGGATTAATTTTGTGCACTCCTTACATTTTTTAGCATGACCTAGTTTCGTCGGTTGAAATTTAAAATCTGTTAATGGCTTAGTAAGTTTGCATACTTCACAGTTATAATCATTCATAAAAACATTGTATCATATAACTTCTTATAACTTTGAAGTACCGCGTTAGGGGATCGAACCCTATCAAGGACTTTATAAGAATCCCTCCGTCAAACCGTTCGGACCACGCGGCTCACCTCTTTCAGAGGCTACTTACTATTATACGCTCAAGTTACCAAGTTCATCAACCATGACGGTCTGAATACCGGCGGCTCTCCAAATGTCCGCAACGCATTCGCGGTCATCGTAGGCAAGGACCGGATTGTACCCGTCGTCCTTGATCATCTTGAGAATATCAAACTTGACTTCTGCATCCGGTCGGTAATCTCCGTCCTTACGCATGTAAATTGCCTCTACCGGCCCAACGTTGGCAAAGTGCATCCACCAAACAGTCAAGCGGAGGTACTTGAATTGTCGAGCCGTAACAATAAGAATCTTTCTGCCAAGGAGCCGCTGCTCATTAATTGCATCGATGACCGCTTGATTCGGCGGGCAATTAACAGACTCCTTGTGGAATGCATCAAAGTTACGAGTCTCGCCGGTAACAAGATGACGAATACCAGTTACATTGACAATTGTTCCATCAACGTCAACGATCACCGCGTCTTGCATCGAAAAAACCTTCATTCTGTAGATTCATATAAATATCAGCAGTAAGCATAGCAAGGAAGGTTGCTTGTTCGGCGGTATGAGTCAACATAGGCATACCCTTGACTAAGGTTTTCATGATAACTGTGCTTGCTTCGTAACAATGCTGCTCTTCTTCGGTCATAACCGGCCTTCCATGACGACAACCGGCGTTCGCCGGTTGTTTATCTAGTTTCTTTAGCTTACTTGTTTGTTTAACTTGTTCATCTACTTGTTTTCTATATATTCAAGTGTAATGAAGACTCTACAGTACCCCCGCGCCCTTGTCAAACTGGCATGCAGCATCCTTTACCAGCAGCTTGCAATCTATCGTAGGTACGCTGACGGTGGCAATTAGCACAAACTAAGTCACACTTGTCTATTTCGTCCAAGATTGCCTGCCATGATGCTCTTTGCAAAAGATCAGCTATGGAAGCAATTTTTTCTCCACGCACATGATCGAATTCCATGATGTATGGACCGTATTTGATTTTACAGTCCATACATGGCTTATCTTTAATTTTAGATAGCTTTTTGTACCTGTTTAAGCGTGATGTTCTTGAACCTTCTTTGTACTTACCTTTATTTCTTTGGTATTGTGCAGCTTTGCATTCTTTGCATCCTCTTTGGAGGAGGTCTTTGGTGGCTGTTGCTTTTGCAAAAGCCGAATGCGGTTTGAGCACTTGACACATTGAACATTTTTTCATGTTCTAATTATATCATACGATTTGAACTATAAATAAAACAAAAAGCAGGTGCCCGTTAAGACACCTGCTTTTTAATGTCGGGGATGACGGTAACGCTCCGTCCACCTCACCGCCCCAAACGGCGCGACCTACTTCTAGCCCAATCCCCGTGGATTATATTTAGTTATTACGAGCCCCATGCCGGTGCTGCCCCGGCGTGTTCAGTTTGGAAGACTGACGCTCTACTGTTGAGCTAATGAGGCATTTGTAATTATTCTATCAGACAGACATTAAGTCTGTCAAGCACCGCGCCGAGGAATTGAACCCCGTCCAAAGGCTTTGGAGACCCTTGTGCTTCCGTAACACTTGCGCGATATACCCCTTAAGGACTTTATACCTTAAGTGGCGTTAATAACTATAACACAACATTCAAGCTGGTGTCAAGCTCAGTACAAAACTGTTGATACCCAAGTATTCGCGCTGCGCTTACGAAGCATGATCAACGATGTAAATGCACCAGTTGCAGCTTGTCCAGCAAGGGTCACACCAGACGCAGCACTTACATTCACAGTAGCCCCGCCGGTAAACTGTTGGATATAGAACAACGTACCAACAGGTACATTCAAAGTTGAATCATTGGGCAATGTCACTGTTAATGATCCACTGGTATTGCTTGATGTTGCTTCAACAACTGAACCAACATCGGCTGCACTCAATGTATACGTTGTACCACTAAAAGTTCTTGCAGTCAATGACTGCGTTGTTGTGATAGCAATATTACCGTTAGAATCGGGCGCTACATTATTAACAGTTTGTGCGTAAATCGTTCCGGTGGCTGGTGTAGCGAACACTAGGTCGTCTACGTAAAGAGTGCTTTGTGTACCGGCTCCAAATTGGATACCGGCGGTTGCGGGTGCTCCTGCAAAGTCTGTTGGATCAGAAAGGTCCACAGACCATGCGTTAGGTTCACTGAAGTTAGCGATCCATACTTTGTATCGGACACGCTGACCAACTAGTAATGCTCGTAGCTTGTACTTTGTGTTAGCCGTAAAGGTGAATGCCTTTGGACCAGCAAGTGCTGAATAGGCGGTATACGTTCCACCAACTGATCTACCGGCGTCGTATGCACCATTCGAGAAGTCGGCCAAAAACATTGTTCCGGTTGAGCGATCAATGCTGTTACCTGTTGAGCGAAAAACAAACCACGCCTGTGCGTTTGTTCCAGTGCCATCCCACGTAAAGCTCAACGTGATATCGGCATCAGCATTTGGTGTATCTGAATACCAGAACTTACGGTTTACACTACCGGCGGAAGACGGAGAAACCCACTTCAGGGCCCCGTTTTGTACGGTAACTGAAGCACCAGTTGCATTACCATTAGGGATAACATTCTGCGGATAATCGGGAACCGTACCATTTGCCACGGAGTCCCAGTTCTGTGATGCAATAATGCTAGACGGCGTACCCTGGCCTGGGATAAGTGACTTGACCTGACCAAAATTGATAAGCTGTGAGTCGCTGCTAGCAGTTGTAGCAGACACCGGCGGGACGGCAAAAGTTTTGACCCCTGCAACTGTTTGCGCGGTAGTCAAAAGAACAACACTGTTGCTGTCTGCCTTAGTTGTCAATGAGCTTGCGTCCGCCTTGAGGTCAAGTTCATTCTTACGAACTAATTGGTTTGCTGTTGCAGCGGCAGTTAATGAAACCGGCGGTGAGCTGAATGACTTTACACCAGCAACAGTTTGATCGCCGCTGAGGTTAACTGTGGCCGCTGCGTTTGCTTTTGTGTCGAGTTGTGACTTACGTACAAGATCGTTAGAGTTAACGGCATCAGCAGAAGACGCGGGGGCTGACGTGAATGTCTTCACCCCGGCAACTGTTTGGTTACCACTAATTTTTACTGCGTCAGTTCCGTCATAACCGCCGGTTACTGTAACAACAACGTTACCGCTACCATCGGGGGCGACACCATTGACGGTCTTGACAAAAGCCGAAGCTAGATATGCGTCGAGCACCTTACCACTAGAGTTAAGAATAACGTTAGGAGCAGCATTAACTTCGCTGGCCTGATTCGGAACAGACGCACGGATTTCGTTAATGGCATCAACTAGCTTATTGTGGTCCCCGACGTGATCGCCACTACCGGTGACGTTATTATTAGATGGCATAGGCTTGACATATGATCGCATATTGTTATTGTACCAGATATAAAACAAAAAGCCCCCGCCAAAGCGGGGGCTCAATGTTAATCAGACTTCATAACCTCTAGCGCGTGCGGCCATCACGGCTGCGCTCATAGCGCAGACATTCTCACCATCACCCCAGTTATGGGCCTGGGTGGTATTCAAACAACCTTCACGGATTGCGTCTGCAAGGGAGTACTGCATGGTCTTCAGTTCCATTTCACCCAAGTCGGGCAGGATTTCGCGTAGTTCATCAATCTTTTCGTCAAGCTTAGACATTCTCAATCTCCTTAGTGTTTGTCTTAAATATCATATCAATATCTAGTGTTTCGAGCCAATCAGCAATCTGTTCTCTAGTCCACTTACAGTGGTCGTTGAGCTTCATGATCGTTGCCTTAACGGTGTTTGTTGTTTTATTCCAATCATGGCAAGTTGTATGCTTGCCGCATGGGAACTTGATTTGTTCATTAACGCCCGGAAGGTAGTTAGAGGCTCTTGAAAGTTCGACTGAAACCTCATTACCGTAAGACTTGAACTTATGATTAATGACCTTAACGTTCATTTTGTGTGATTCAGACTTCCAGGTCACAGTAAAATTATTTGGCAATGGCTGTTTATTAACAGCTTTTTCGTAAATTTCTCTAGAGATTAGAGATAGACCGTATACCGGAGGAAGGAAGGTTGGATCACTATAATAAATTGAAGAAATTTCATTATATTCTACGCTAGCCTGACCTGTGGACTTATCCAACTCAAGTAGGGCTGCATAAAGAACAGCAGGCTTATGGTTTAATTCTTTTGCGAACTCTAGACGAACAAAATTCCACGGATCATAATATGAATTGGCATTATAAATATATTCGTTAGGAATGACAACGACGGTAAACATATTTTTAGCGGCATCATGATCATACCAGTGAAACTTGATACGCTTAGTTTGAGTTTGCATATCTTCTATCAGAATTAGTTCTTCATTACTTATCATGCTTCTCCAAATACTTGTTGCTAATACATTTGAAGCTTAGACGATTGCCTTCATCGTCGAAAGCCCTGTCCTTGACACGCCAAACGATACCTTCGACTCTACCCGCGCCGATCTGTGTACTTACAGTATCCGCCTGCTCAAGAGCTTCGTCAAGTGTCTTGGGGAAAGGAATGTTAAAAGTAGGTACACTGATTTCAAGAATCTCTACCGGCCAATCCGCGCGGGGAATAACTTCTCCGTCAACAATCAGGTTGAAAGCACGGAAAGAAGGCTCGCCCGTGTTAAGGGGGTTACCCTGAATAGACCCGCCGAAAAGCTCGCCTTGTAGAACAAAACTTCGTGTTTTGCCTTCAACAAAATAACCAACTAGATCAAAAAGCCCTTGTTCCTTAGCCACATTCCAGAAAGTAGACTCAGGAACGTCCTTCAAATCCATGTTACGACTTGCTACACCAAACTGTCCGGTGTCACCATTCCAGTAAACAGACATAGAACTTCCATCGATTTTCTGTGTGGCGATCCAGTCCAGATCAGCATATTTTTCTAGGAACCACTTACAATTTTGGAGTCTTTCTTCGTCGGTCTTAATGACGAAATGAGGTCGAGTACCCCGCGCCATACCACGTTGTTGTGCATTCATGGGGCGTTCGTAGACCTTGATACCGAGAGCTTTGGTCAAATCCATACCCTGTTCAAAATAAACTGGATGATGATTTGGAAGAACAACAGAAAGTGGTAGGGTAAGACCCTGACTGTAAACCTTACGCAGACGCTTAGTCTTTAGAACCCACCCGCGCTCGCCCTCGTCATTAACGCGGGTAGTGTCATTACCGTTTTCGCCGTCGAGGAAGCCGAAGATCGCGCGGTTGTCGTCAGTCGCGGGGATAAAGGAGTCAATCTCAAAGAAGACGCAAAGGTCACCCTCGTTAAACTCTTCCTTCTTGACAACAACCGACCACCCTCTGACGGTGGCCTTGACGATACGATCTGCACCATCAATGGGCTCTAGCTTTTCAATGCGCTCGATAGTAGCGAGCTTGCGTCCTTCACTCATTGTCTCTAATCCATTCTAGTTTAATGATTCTTTTAGCAAGATTCTTGGCAAGTGATAGGTTAACCCATCCGTCAGCATTCTCGAAATCGGATTCCACTACCCCACCGTCTTCCATAAAATCATAAATGTAACGTTGAATAGCGTACGTAAGTGCAAGCTCTTGGTCAGTCATGGAAGAACCCTAGCACGTCGGGTGCTAGGGTGTCAACCATCAAACCAAAATACCTTCTGTTACACAGTACCAACAGTGATCCGGGTAAATGTGACTACAGGTCTTCGGAGTCTTCTGCGTGATCTTGGGGAACCGGCGCAGACTATTATCCAGCAAGCATGTAGGGCACTGGTCACTAATATCCAAAAATGCCCCATTCATACAATCCTCACATACCGGCGTCTTTACCACCTTAGTAGGAAGCAACTTAGGCTGAGGCGGAACAAAGACCCAACCCTCTACCGGCAACTGGTCAGACTTCTGGCGGTTGCAGGATTCGTGGCTAGGACGCAAGTTGCTGATTTCGTTGTACGTCTCTTCACTCCACCCCGCCGCCTTACAGTAAGACTGCGGCCAGTAGTGGTCAATGTTTAGCGGGTCGGCTTCCGTTGGTTCCTCGTGGCATAGGTAGCATTCATTACCGTACTTTTCGATCAAAAGGGCCATGATTTCGGCCCTCGGAATTCGATCAGGACCGTTAAAGAATCTACTCATTGTTGCTCCAATTGTTTTGGTGTTTGAAGTAACCGTAGCACACAACCGGCGGCGGTGTCAACTAGATCAATTTCAAAGTAGACAAGATTTCTTTCAGTTCAGACTGCATGTATTTCGTAGACTTTGGAGCACGAATAATAGCGCCTTCTTCCGCCGCCTTGTTCGGTACCGGCTCACGGAAAGAACTATAGGTCTTTACTTCAATTTCTTCAAACTCTGTGCGCTGAGTGTGATTAGCTGCATTGAATGCTGCACCGGCAATACATACCGCGAGGTCGTCCGATCCCTTAGATGGGTGGTCGATCTTACCGTTGTTTGGATTAGGGCGCAACTGCAACAACTCGTCAATAGCAAGCTGAATGAACGGAATTTCGATACGTCTTTCCATGAACATTTCTGCCATTGCATAGTATTGTGGGTTACCGGCGGCGAGACGTTCTGATCGAATTCCTACTCCGTTAAGGTAGGCGATCATTTGTTCAGAACGGAACTGGTCGAAAGTAACCATTCTTAAATCAAACCCGCGCGCTCTCAACGAGAGAATAAAGTCACGAACTTCGTTGAAGTCAACCATTTCAGTTGACTTAGGAGTCCACCACTTGACTACATCGACCTTAACGCGGGGCTTGGCTCCACTATTAAGTCTGTTGAAGTCATTTTCCACACGAGTTGTCCACTTATCCACATGAGCCATTGTGACAACACAACGGTCATGCTTTTGGGCAAGGTCAACGTGGGCGAAGTAAGTCTTTCCTTCTTCCGGCGTAAACCAATCGTAGAATCTGCCTTCTTCATCAATACCGTTTTGAGCCGTAAAAGCTTCTTCTACGGCCTGCTTGTCCTTGAAGAATGCGTTAACCGACTCGGGGGGCATACATGCGAAACGTGACAATGCGTCTGCGGGGTCGTCATAGAAATCATCACGGTAATCATCTAGCGTCTTTGTCGGATTAACCTCCCACGAAGGGCGCTTAAGAGCAAATACTCCTGAACGCGAGTATTTCTTAATATGGTCTTCTTCCCACTCAATTGTGAATGTATTACCCTCAACCATTCCCATGTCTTCATCAAGTACATAGGTGTGCGACTTGATTGCCGTTTCCTTTTCGGCAATGGCATCGCGGTACTTCTTGCTAATATAGCAATTACGGTGACGCGGGAAGGAAAGCAGCAGCAACTTACCCTGCTTACCAAAACGAGAAGTGACGGATGCACGGTGCATCTTGTAAGTAGAGTCAGCGGTAATCTGCTTAGTTGAATTGGTGTTCTCGTCGTCGAAACCGGAAATCTCGTCCAGAATAACGATCATAACGTTGTAACCTTCAAGTGACTCGGACTTTGAGTGACCAGAAACTAGACGAACATTTTTATCAAACAAAATCTCATCCATCGTCGGGTTATAACGGCCCTCAAACCACGGAGAATTCTTAAGGCGTTCCTTTAGCCCCTTAAAGAAGACGTTGTTGGCTTGCTTGGCATTAATAGCAATGTTCATGAGGTCAATATAGTCCCCCGGCGGCTTTCCGTAATAATCCTGCGGGTCCTTTAAACACAGAATCAGGTAGATGATGTAAGCACAAATAATCGTAGAACAATAGTCCTTACCCGACCCCTTACCCAGAACCATAATCACTTCACGGAATGTTTGTTCCCAGCGAAGTTCTGCCTCACTTGGTGTTAGGTATTCATACAGGGTGTCTTTACGATACACCTGGCTACCGGCCTTGACTAGAGCCATTTGATAATCAGATAGAGGCGGTAGTCCTAAGTAATCAGGATTTGTAACAAATACCTCGGCGGACACAGGAATTTCTTCAAACGGTGACTCGTTGATTTGATCCAGTAGATCACTAAAATCGAACTCACTCATCTTCGACAACAACTACATTTCCAGTTGGTTCCGCGCGTCCTTCGATAACCGATAGGCGGCGGGCAACTTCTGTGCGCAAAGACGGGTCGTGCTTTACAACATCAATAATTAACTTCTTCAACGCTTCATATTTGCGTTCTTGCTCTGCGATTTCATCTGCCAAATCCATATTAGCAAGTAGGCCGGACTTTTGCAAGGTGTCCACGCGCTTAGCTTCAATGTCGGCAACGTTCTTGAGCGCGGTAACGCGGGTCTTGATATCGTTTTCCATCTCCGCGTCTTTTGCAGCACGATAAAGCTCGGCCTTAACGTGGTCGTAGGTAAGGTCAAACTCACCTACGATTTCCTGAGCACGCTGTCGAATAGTTTCATTCGACATGTAAATTTGCTTGAACTCAGCAACGAGCGTCTCCACGTATGCGCGGGAAAGGCCAAGCTCCTTACTGATCTTGTTGTAAGCACTTCCTGTCTTATTGGTCTGCATCCATAATTGGGCGACCTCAAACATATCTTCTGATCGCTCTGCTAAGTCCAGTGATTCGGGCTTTAGTCGAGCAACTGCTTTCTTATCCATTAAACGACTTCTTTCTCACTACCCCGCGCAGGTGCTTGGGGCAGTAACTCTTAATTTTAAAGTTATCTTGTAGGTCGTGCACATTCATCCAGCTTACTCCTGACTCAACCGCTGTTTCCAATGACGAAAAACGATACTCGCGGGAGCTTTCAGAAAGTTTGATAATGTCTCCCGGCGTAATACGGTGTTGGTTCCAAAACATTTCGAACGTCTTCACCGTTTCTTCCTCAGAGAATTCACTACGAGTAAACTGCTTGCACATGCTGATAACCACCTTCATTATTATGATCCTCGTTTCCATGAACGAGGTGACTTAATGAGATTGAACTTGTTAAGATAGTTCAATATAGTTTGATCGCTAACTTGACACTCTTTAGCGATTTCTGAAATGGTCTTCTTTTGGTCACGGTAACGGCGGGTTAACCATGCCTGGGATTTGTAAAAGGCTACCGGCTTCATATCAATCCCGCCGCCTTTGCTCCGATACACAAAGCATCGCCAACGTCATTGGCTTCGTAAGGTAGATCAATACCAAGGTTTTCTCGTACCCAGTCAAGGTTGCGCTGCTTACGTAGTTCGCGGGCCTTTTCTGTATAGAAGTGTGGCTTTTCGCCGGGCCATTGCTTCTTAATCTGAGTCGGCGTTAAAATCTTTTGGCCTAAGAGGGCTTGCCACTCATTAGGGCTAATCATATCGTACTGCTTACTGTTTTCGATAAGCAGGGGCATAGTTACCCCGTAAGCTTGCGCGAGAATAAGGCCGGTCTTTTGATTAACTGAACCCACGGCCTGCTCTTGTAAGATGTAATCTACGTCAAGGCGTTCCATCAGTTGCTTTACTTTGTAGTAAGAGTCAACTGCGCGTTGGAATCTGTCCTTGCCTGTATACTTGACAATACCCCATTCAACGGGATTTTGGTCTTCAAAGACGCTGTAGGCGAAGCTTTGTGAACTAGCATCAATTCCCATCACCCGCGTTAAAGCGGGGCGATTAAGTGACTTTAAGCTCATATCGCTCCTATTTCTGCCAACAAGACGCTTCTCGCATCTTCCTTTCGTTGAGCCACGCATGACTCACATACTTCTTCTTTATTATAACGGCTCAACGGAGTCGCGTTACATTGCGTACAAGTGCGTGCGAGCTTGCCTTTAAGCCGCGCTCGATTGTCGTGATACTGCTTCTTGAGTCTATTGTTTGTTGTTTCGCTTCTACAATCGCCACTGCAATAAATGTTCGATACCGTCTTGGGGATGAACGTGTTATTGCATGTGGGACTCGCACACTCTCTATACATTTAAATTTCAAACTTCCCTATTGTAATATCACCATCGGGAAGGTCTGCACAAGCTTGTCGAACCGGACAAGACTTGCATGTTGGTGAAGGCTTACCCCATCGATTGTAAAGATCGCGGGTAGGCAATTGATTTGCCTTGTAAGCATCGTATACCTGCTTCAACCAATTCAATGTGTAGTTAAGAAGTTCTTCGTCTAGTTCTACCGGCAAGACCAAAAGTTCTCGGCTATTCGAATTCTGATACATGACGAACCCCGGCAAGCCTGTGATATACATATAAATCATAACCTGCAAAATGTGGCTTGCATTCGGCTTACCGGCGAACTGGTAATGCTCAAAGGCTTCGGTTCGTGTGGTCTTGAACTCACCGACGTATTGCTGACCATCAATTTCAATAATGGCGTCTGCAAAACCGCGAATCGGCGGGTACTCTAGCTTAAGTTCTCTTTCAATTTCTACTGCGACACCGGCGTCTACAAGAATTTGCTGTAGTCTTTCGTGGGCATCGCTACCGGCGTTCATCACGGCAATGTTGATTGCTTCTGTCGTCTCTTCCCAGGTGTGTCCCTGAAAAGCGAGAACCCATCTTCTGCTGCAACTGCCACTGTACTTGGGTCCAATGGACGAGGGCGCGAAGCTTGTCTTCTGCATAAAACCGTCAGGTCGCTTAGACTTGAGGAAACCGTCCTCAAATAGTCTGCCGACCTTTTCGGCAAAAGACTTCTCGTCACTTTTTTGAAAATTAGCATTTACGAGCAAAAGTTTGTTTCTCCATTCAGGGTTATACTCAATTATAACACAGATAGCCGCAGGTCAAAGACCTGCGGCTACCCACTGTATTCAAATGTTACGGACGAGATACTTCAAAGCGTCGGCCAAGCCAACAAGTTCTTCTGCTACTGACAGGTAGACGTTCTTCTTGTCTCGCTCTTCTTTATCAAAGATCATATAATACTTACCCTTGAGTTTAAACTCAGCGGCAAGGGCGCGGGCCTGGACGATTGTCTTAGCAATGACTTGACTCGGTACATCTGGCTTAACCGTCAGTTTAATGATCAAATCTAAAGCTTCATCTAGCTTAGGATCGTTCATCACCTTGGACAAATCATTCATTTCTGTGACGGTAGTAATATATTCTAGCAATGACTTATCTGCCATGTTCTACCCACACTTCACCCGCGTTTTCCATAATATATTCACCGGGCATGACCGTCTGCCACTTACCCTTACGATCATCATAGACGCGCACGAATTGAACGCTTCGATCCATACCGATAGATGCCACCGGCTTAACTCGCTCCTGTCCAATATCGGCAACGAGCTTGTCGTAGTCCTCGTTTGTTCCTAGCCATTCGTGATAGTACATCATAGTGATAAGTTAATCCCTTCTATGACATTTCTGTGATCATTGACGCAGGTGTAGACCATCGCCTTTTCGTTAGGATAATAGTCTACTTCACTTACTTCTTCATCGCAATACTGACAGTCAACGTAGAATTCTACCTTCTTACCTACCGGCTTACTTCCGTGACTACGCATTGCATTATCGAAACTACTCATTCTACCGCCCCCGCTGCCTCAGACATTTGATTTGGATAATGCTCTTGTAACCATTCAAGAATCCGGCGGTTAGCTAAGTAGTCGTGAAAGACATACTCAGGCACAACCCATCTTCTGACAGAACCACCCAGAATAATCTTAAAGACACCCTGGCGATTGCCATTCTTGTAAGCATCAGTGTCGAGCTTAGCAATGTTGTCAATACTTACCGAATATGACTTCGCGTACTCCTTGTAATCAATAACGAAGTCTTCTAAAACCGCGTCACCCTTTTTGGTGTTCTGCCCGCGCCCACTGTTGGACACGAGCTTTGCACCGTCGCGCTTAGCTTCTGATTCTTCACTCATTTGGAAGCTCACCCGTCTTTACAAGGTGTAGCTTGGACTGAATACGACCGAACAAATCGGGATCGGCCTTAAGTGCCTTTGAGAAGTTTTCTCCACCCTGATGCTTTACGTCTTCGAAAGCCAACCATGTACTGCCTTCAATGACGCCATAACGCTTTGCCAATCGCACGAGTTCATCTTCGCGGTCAATTCCAACCTCAGAACCCTGGAATCTTACTGTGTACTTACCCACACCATGAGCAGGAGCCATTTTGTTCTTTTCGACAGTGTACTCAACTTCGCGGCGGTTGGGTTCTTCGTAAACGTTCTCACCAACAACTACCGAATCCTTCTTAATGTCAGACTTCGTTGAGTTGAGCTTAATGATCTGAGAAGAAGCAAAGCCCAGCTTTTTACCGCCCATAGGAATCTGTACGGGATACATACCGCTAAGATCGGTGGTTGTCTGACTCAAACAAATGATCGCGGTCTTTTCATTGACGTAGTGCAGGGCGTTGAGCATAATGGAAATACTACGCGCGTGCGCACCAATCTGCTTTTGCTTTTCAAACTGCTTCATCTCACCCTTTTCATCAACGAAGGCTTCGGGTAGGAGGTCTGAGATTGAATCGATGACCAATACATCAATACCGGCCTGAATCAGTGGCACAACTTCATCGGTCATGGCACCAACAGAGCGCTTCTGAATCAGAATGAGTTCATCGTTATCTACCCCCAACCGCGCCGCCCACTTCTTGTCGAAAGTCATTTCAGAATCGCCGTAAGCGCAAATGAGCCCTTGCTCTTGCCACTGACCGATTGACTGCTGCATGAGGACTGACTTACCGGCTGATGTATTACCAAATACGGTAGTAACTCGTCCTGCTCCGATACCTCCGCCAAGTGCGTCGGTCAAACCGACACTAGCTAACGGCAGTCGAATGGTTTCGGTATTCTGTGCTGTTTGGATGCGCTTTCGCGTCTTGGGGTCAAGCTTCTCTAAAAAGTCATTAACTGGCATATAGATCCTTTATTTTGAATTACAAGTCACATTTATCATCGCCTGACTTGTCAGCGATTGTCTCCGCTTCCTCCGATAACCCCGCGCTGCTGGCGGGACTTAAGCTTTCGTAAATTGTCTGCGGCTACCTCTTCAAAGGTATAGCCAATCTCGTCAAGAACGCGAGCGAGGTACCAAATTACGTCCCCGCATTCATCGGCAATCTCGGCTGACTTGGCTTCACTAAAGATACCGTCGTTATCACGGATAACCTTCTTCACCTTTCCCGCGACTTCACCAGCTTCAGATAGTAGTCCCAAAACCGTGTACTCAACGGCCTTGTCGGCGGGGTAAATAGCAGTTGACTTAGTTTCTTTCTGATACTCATTGAAACTCAACTCACTCATCGCTCGTGGTCACCACTTCAAACGTAACGCTTTCTGCACCCTCGGGGAAGTTTAGAATCTGAACCTGTGGGGGATCAACATAATCTTCGTTCGTGATGACTACTCTTCCTCCCGCCGCCTTTACGGCTGCTAGGAAAAGGTGCTTGTAATCAAAATTCGGCTCGGTGCTTTCCAAAACGACCTGTTCGTCGCTCATACTATCTCCCTATATCTTGTATTAACGTAATCTCGTGCGCTGTGCGTCTTTCTTCTGTGACACAAACAGCATAGTGTTACCAAATTGTTAACTTCCATATTAGTTTTGTCACCGTCTAAATGGTCAACGTCTAATATATATGGTTCGTAAGCCGTGCCCTTCAAAGGGCATAACTCATTTTCGCAGTGATCTTTCTTATGCTTTCGATAAGTGAGCTTACCCACCGCCCTACCGGAACCCCGGCAGGAACGGCACTTTTGGGCAAACCCCTGACCACGCTTTTCTGCAAGATTTCTATTACAGACACTGCACTTGGGTCGAATGATCATCGAACACCTGCAAAGAATCTGTCTCCGCTCTCGTTGAGCGTCGTCTGCAACTTCACTATTGTACCAGGCTTACATGAGCTAAAAGCACGCGGGTAATCGGAAGGCCAAACGGTACACGTCAGGATTTCCTTACCCTTCAAGCCGTAGACGATAGTCGCCATGCGCTTCTTGCTCTTTGTTACACGACCAGAGAAAGCCAAAATGAAAGCTTCTCCGTCATCGCAAACGGGGGCCTGGAACTTCAACCAACTAATTAGTTCATGAGCATTCGTTGGCTTTACTTCGTCTACCGGCAGATGACGGTGCAGACGCTTTTCAGCAATCAAGCACAAGTACATCTGACCCTTTTGAAGGGGGCTATCTTCGCCGGTAAAGAATGACATTGTTCCTGTAGCATCAAGTAGCTCGACAATCGACCAACCCGCGCCCTTTCGAATATCCTTAACCATACCCAACACGATCGCCGGTTCGTTTTCGTCATAAGCCTGAGCCTGAGTTAACTGACTGGTAATCTTTTCCGGCAGGTCGCCCGTCATGGATGCCGGGATACCCAAATATTCGAAGTAGTTAGACTTTTCCTTACCGGTCTTTGGATTGTCCTTAAACTCTGCTGCACCAACGGTATTAAGAGCTTGGAGGACTCGACTATTCAAACCGCCGCCCTTGGTGAAAACGGCGTCTTCCAACTGCTTATAGTTCTCAATAGGACGTAGAGCAATTAGTCGCTCGGCCAACTTATCAGAAATGAACTTGATGTTCGACAAACCCATGCGAATCGCGTCGTCTTCAATGGACATTGCCGCTGCCGACTTATTAACATGTGGCAGGAGAATCTTTACACCCAACGACTTTGCTTCGATAATGTACTCAGTGATCTTGCCCGAATCCTTCTCGTTCTTAATCAGGGCGTACATGTATTCCAGCGGGTAGTGATACTTCAACCAAGCTGTTGCGTTCGTCAGCATTGAATAAGCAACCGCGTGAGCCTTGTTGAACGAGTACCCGGCGTGCGCTTCAATGTCGTGCCAAAGTCTTTCGGCAGCATCTAGGCTAATCTTCTGAATTGCGCCGGACAAAAACTCGTCGCGGTACTTTTCCAAAAGCGCCGGGTCCTTCTTCTTCGACACCACTCGTCGGACTTCGTTGGCCTTACCCATTGACATACCGGCAAGGTCCGTCATGGTGAACATGACCTGCTCCTGGTACACGATACAACCAAGAGTCTCCTCTAGTCGCTTTTCCATGACAGGGTGAACGTAAGAAACAACTTCCTCCCCCGCCAAACGTCGCTTATAAATCGGACCAACGGTATTCATCGGACCCGGACGGGCGATAGAGGTACCGATAACAATATCGTTGAACGATGTAACTCCGGTCTGCTTAATCCAGTTGGTGAAAGCATGACCTTCGGCCTGGAAGATACCCTTCGTCTTACCCGACGACAGCATTTCAAAAACGTCAGGATCGTCCAGCGGAATATCCTTCATCTTCAACAAAACGCCGGTTCGGTCATAAATCGCATTAACGGCATCTTCACAAACGCTTAGAGTCTTTAGTCCAAGAAGGTCGTACTTGATACCGCCCATTTCCTCAACAATAGACATATCATAAGCAATCAACGGCTTGCGCTCGCCGCTGTCAGAATCCTTATCCGCCGCCGATTCAATCGGGAAGTAGTTTGAAGCAGGCTCATTAGTAATAACAACACCCGCCGGGTGCATACCAGAGTTCTTAATGCGACCTTCAAACTTACGAGCTAGCTCATAAACCTCGGGATACTTAGCATGGAAAGCCTTACCCTGATCAGACTCAAGATAGTGTTCCCACGTTGCGTTAATATCAGGCATGCCCTCAATGGCATCGTTTGCTTCCTTGAAGGGGATGCAAAGAATCGAAGCTGCGTCCTTGAGGGAGTTCTTTACCTTGTACGTGTTGAACGTTGCAATGGCTGAGACATTCTTGTGCTGACGCTGCAAATAACGGAAAACTTCCGGCTTACGGCGGTCGCTAATATCCCAGTCCCAGTCGGGGTTGTCATTACGCTCAGGGTCCATGAATCGCTCAGGAACCAAGTTCCACGGCAAGGGATCAAAGCCCGTCATGCCCAATTCATAACACGTCAAGAATCCTGGAGCAGAACCACGACCGAATCCCTGGAAAATGTTCTCCTTTTCGGCCCACGCCGCCATGTTGTTAGCCATGACGAAATAGTTAGCTTTACCCTTATCCTCGATGATCTTTAGCTCGCGCTCACGCTGAGCATCGTGTTCAGGGCTTCCCCACGTCCCGCGCTTCTTGGCCCCGGCCTTGACCTTCTCGCGCAACGTCTTCATCGGATCAGAAGCCTTAGGCTTAGGTAGCAGGTTCAAGTTCTTGTAGAAAGGGTACTCTTCAATACGATCTGCAATAGCCACGGTGTTGTCAAAAATGTCAGCACGGTCGATACCCTGCTTCGACATTTCTGCCTCACGGAATTCACGACCAGCCATGTAAAGATTGAAGTCCTGAAACTCCATGCGGCTCTTACCCTCGGCTTCCAGCTCGGCGCGGGAACCGTAAAGGTGGTTGTATAGAGCAATCATCTTCTCGCCGTGACTCACCGATTTGGGTGCCTTGAAGTTTCCGTAGGTGCGGCCCTTGATTTGCTTGGGCTTAGTGGCGCTAATAAGGAATGCTTCTTCAATCCAAAGCTCTTCCGGCCAAACGTAGTGGGTATCCTCGGTTAGAACCGGCGCAATCCCCAGGGTGTCGGCCAGCATGAGTAGATCATTATTGAGTTCCGGCGAGTTCTCGGTCATGACCTCAATGTAGAAGCGGTCACCAAAAACTTCCTTAAACCACTGAGCGCGTCCATACGCCTGCTCTTCCTGATTATTCAGAAGAGCCTGAGCCACCGGTCCAGACATACATGCCGAAGTGACGATAAGGTCTTCGTTGTAACGCTCTAGAATCTCGCGGTCAATACGCGGCTTGGAATAGAAACCCTCGTTCCAACCAATCTCGTTCAAGCGGTTGAGGTTCTTAAGACCATTTTCATTCTTGGCCAAAACGATCAAGTGGTTATAGACGCTGGTGCCGTCAGAACGCTTAGCCTTGGCTCGCTTATCAAAACGGTCGGTCACCGAGAAGTACATTTCCGTACCGAGAATGGGCTTAATGTCTGAACCAGCGAAAGCCAATTGGTGCTCTCGGTGGTTTGAGTCCTTTCCGTGGTCTGTGTTGGCTACGGCGGTGTAGCCTAGTTCCTCCCCGCGCTTGCGGTAATCTGCGGAACTTGCAATCGAGTCCATCGGTGAATGCTGGGTGTGAACGTGCAGTGATGCAAATGGCTTAGTCATGTACTTCCTTTCGGTTAGAGGCTCCGTTAGCCTTTTCTGTGTGTGGCGATATATTCTAATGTATACATTCTCATGTTCTGAGTACGGTTCTTACGCTTTTGAAACCCCCGCGTTATCTCGCGGTGGTGGGTGGCACACAATGCCATATAATCTGAATCGTTTTTTGATTTATAGTTTCTATGATCTAGGTGGTGTAGTTGCACTTGAACGATACTCTTACAGATTCTACATGCTTTGTAGTGGCGCGTAAAGTATTGCTCTCGAAACTGCCTCCACTCGTTACTCTTGATGTACTCAGAATAACCGATCGCAAAATAGGAAGGACGGGGATAAAATCCCCGTCCAATCCCGTTCACCACTCTGAGGAAGGGTTAGCCTCAACTACCGGAGTTTCAACCGGACGGGAAGCCTGCCCTGCAATCTGAGGCTCAACCGGCTCTAGATAAGTCGGCTGGTCAGCCAGCGGAATAAAACGCGCCAACTGCTTAATATCGTAAGGCTCGGCAGTTACCTCAGGAACCAGGTTCTTCGGCTTACGGCGAATTGTCCACGAATCCTGTGCGGTCGCACCCTTACTGATCTGATAAACGACGCCAGTAATGGTTTCCTCGTCTGCCAGGTCTTCCAGCAAAGTCTCTACCAAGCTACCGGTGATGGACTGACCGAAAGCCAGCGCAACATTCGGTGCGTCAACCTTAGCGACATTGAAATAAATCTTCTGAGTCTTACGAGCACGGTGATCCTGCAAGAACTGCTTACGCTCTGACTCATCTTCAATGGAGTCAGCAATGCTGTAAATCTTTGCTCGAACCTCGTTCGCGTAGCACGAACCCTCGGACTCTGTTGTATCTACGAGAGTTCTAAAGTTTCCCTTACCCGGACCGGCGACGGTCCACTCTTCAACCTGATAAACGTCTGCAAAATCATCATCGAGTTCTTGCAGGAATACTACTTCAACCTTCTCATTCGGTGCAAGCTTCAACCAAGATACCTTCGGCTTCTGAGCCGCTTCACGCTTCTGCTTAAGTGCATCTAATCCCATTATATGTTCTCCTTGTTTTTGTCTGTTACGCCTTTGCGCGTATAACTATTATACCATCACAAGAGTCTGGCTTCGAACCTTGTGATCTTATTTTCAAGACATTCTCTGATCTGTTCGTCAGTCATATCACCGGCGTCTTTTCCGTATAACCGCTGGTCACCGCCGGTATGAGCCCAATAAAGAGTCTTCTTTGGTAGAGCTTCTTCAATCTTTCGGCCAAGGTCTAGACCGGGCTGATGACCCTTGCAGGTCTTTCGCTTTTCATTCAAACACTTACGGCAATTTAAGTGATACTGCGGCTTGTCGTCATCGGTAAATATGATCACTGATTCAAAATCATCTAACTGATCGATCTTGTGCTGACTCATATTACCGCCAAGACTTGCCACAACGCATTCATGACCTGCCTGCCATACGCGCAGTGCATCGAAATTACTTTCGGTCACTACTACATGGTCACCGGCTCTTTTCGCTCTGTGTAAATTAAAGAGCGTTTCTCTCACCGGCAAACCGCGAGAGTTTTGAAATCTCTTTTCCCCCGCGATTGTGCGTCCAATCACGCCGACCGGGTTACCTACCCTATCATGCATTGGTGTCACGACCAACTTCTGCTTAACGCTGTAGCCTAATTGGAAGTAGTCAATAGTTTCTCGGTTAAAACCACGGCTCAATAAATAATCACGAGCAGCTTCCGTTTTCCACAGGTCTTGATTCATCTTTACAATGATATTTTGATCGAACGTCGGAAAGGTCTTGACCTCTAAAGCCTTTTGTAAATTCTTTGTAAACTTAACATTATCGTCTTCTTGATACTTGTTGATCAAACGTAGCGCAGCGAAAGCATTACAAGACTTCACCTTCATTACTAAGTCAAGCAGCGTTCCTGACTCTCCACACGCAGCATTAAAACAATTAAAAAGTCCAAGTTCCTTAGAAACAGTCATGGACGGGTCACGAGTACCGCCGTGCAATGGACAGCAAATCAGCCAGTCTGCGTAAGTTTCTGACTCGACGGTCAGTCCCAATCCGATTTCGATGACGGAGCCTGTTTGATACTCTGAATAGTTTGTTGTTCCAGAGTTTGACCATTTATCATCCCGGCGCATTTTGAGGCTTCCTCCATTCCGACCCACACTCCATGTAAAGCATACTGGAACTCATACCAATCTTTCTCGTGATCGTATCTCGTTTCAAAGAACGGCTCAAGATCAAGAAGCTGAGCGTATCCGAGTTCCTTCATTTCTGTCAATAACAGGTGGTCCCAATCTTCCTTAAGACGTACCGGCGTCTTGGCAATGCCTTTAACGGCAAACCGTCTGATTATGCCGCTATAACCAGCCATTACGAGATACCCATATCTGTATTAGTCCAGATACCACGACCAAAGTCAACTTCGTAGTGGAAGTTGAACAAATCACCATTGCGGTTCTTAATTGCACCAATCTCAACTAGATCGGTGTCCTGGTGACGGTGAACAGTAATGATGCTATCAGCAGAATACTCTAGTGAACGAGAATACATGATCTGGCTAGGAGTAGGAGGCGCTGTTCTCTTACCGCCTTCGTCGTCCTTTACCGCCGTCACGACAAACAAGACTGCACCCAATGATGTTGCAAGACGCTTAAATTCATAGGCCAGGTTGTTCATCTTTTCAGTCATATTGATGGTACCGGCGTTGTCGCTACAAATCTGAGCATAGTCAACCACGATAACCTTGGGTCGCAAGTTTTCGGCGGTTCCTCGAATGATATTCGGGGTAATCGCCTGACCGTTCTCATTACTCATAATTTTGAACGACGGCAAATGCTCAATCTGATTACGGCCCCATTCCAGGAAGTCATCATAGTTGATATCACCCTGCGCAAGACTGCGCATATCGAAGCGGCCCTCACCAAGCATATTGTAAATACGGTTACGCATTGCTTCTGGTGACATTTCAAGACTGACGAACATTGGAGACTGAGCATAGTTCATCCACATTCCACCGGCGAGCTTACCGGTGAACCACGACTTACCTCTACCGGAATAACCGGCGACATAGCACAAATGACCCGGCTCAAAACCGTTAGGCATCGATGCATCGATCGCCGGAATTCCCGAAGGAATACCCAATGCACCGGTACCAGACTCAGCAATAGATCGAGCAACTTCCTGGTAGTAATCAGCAGCCGCCTTGTAATCCTTGAGGTCAACGATATTGACCGACTCGGTAAACTTACTAAGAGCGGCGACTCTACCGGTCAATCTAGATAGCACTTCTTGCGGAGAATTCGTTTCTAGCAACTTCGCCGTCTTCAGCAGGTCTTGCTCCAAAGAAGACTTTAAGAACTGAGACTTAAGATCATTCACGTAATGTTCGGTGTTACCGTCAACATGAACTTCCTCTAAATCGGGAAATCTATCCTGGACTAAATCAAACGAGGGAGCGGACTTGTACTGCCCGTAATACTCCTTCATAAAGCTCAGCATATCGCCGTACGACGAAAACATTTCAGTCGGTTCACCCAAAATAACGTGAATGTCTTTGTTCTTAAGAACTGCGTTGATTACCTTGAGTTCTGACTTTGCCATGCTTGTACTCGCTCCAATGTTTCTTGTCTAATCTTCAACCGGCGGGCTTCGTCTTCTGCTAGTTCTTCCATCGCCTGATCTAACTTGTCATAGTTATACAACAAGTTGTTAGGCTCATGGGGTGAACGCGGGAGTTCAAAGTAAAAGTCAATGACCTCCCCCGCCCGCATCTTTCCAAGATCAACCGCCATATCTCGGAATCCCCACTTCAACTGGTTTCTATTAATCTTTGGCGCACGCCCATACTTCTTCTCGTACTGAGCGACATAACGATTAATTAGTTCAGTTGCGTACTTAGCAATTGTCTGCTCACTTACCATAACGCTTCTTGCGTAGAGTTGCCCACTCATCGCTAATCTCGGCGGCAGAAGTTGTTAGTTCCTTCTCGACAAAAGCCTTCACTCTATCAAAGGCAGCCTTCGTCGTTTCCCCCGCGTTTGGCTCAGTCTGAATGCCATACTGAACCTTAACGTTGTTGAAATCGCCGGTGTTTACTGTTGTTTCCATCTGGACATTAATTGTCGTCATCTTCATCCTCTTCGTATCGTGGACCAAAGCCAACCTTATTTACAATGCGTTCTGTCTCGGACTGCAAATCTGCAATCTCCATTTCAGTCCGCATACCCGTTTCAATATTAAAAACGGTATGAGAAAGGACGGCCCAGCCTAAACCAACTGTAGCCATAGCCTTTGCATCATCATTTTCTTGGGCAAGCAACCCTGCAATATCAAGTGCCTGAATCGCCTTTAGAGCGGCATCTTGAGTATCAATCGCTCCCTTGGTCTTCTTGTAAACCAGCTTTTTCTTACTCATTACAACCAATCTTCTACGTCAGGCGCATTCCATACCGGCACGAACTCCCCATCAGAGGTCATCATGTACGGTACTTTTCGGTACTTCATCATCGATGCAAGCTGCGCTTTCGAAGGTAAAGGTGTCTTTGACCTATCAAAACTTGCATAATGCATACTCGTTGCGTAATAATCGTGCAATCGATAAATGTCAGCTTCACTCAGACGGTAATACCCCACGTCTTTGTTTTCCGGCTTTTCCATGTTGTAGCTTCTCTTGGGCTTTTTCACAATCCCAAAGAGGTACAAGTGATTGATGCTCATTCTACTACGATTAAGCATAGCCGCCGCCTGTGATACCAGATACGACGGCTGACGCTTTTTCTTCACGTAGGCCAGTGAGTGTTCAACCACTTTAGCATCATCGAAGCACCAACAAGTAATGCTGTCATTACCGTTATCAAAACGTAATTGTCGGTAAAGCTTATCATCCAGATAGAAATACTTACGGCCACTTTTCTTGGCCTTCATGATTTCGTCTGGGTTACGTCCCCGATAATATCCTCTTGATACCATTTACTTCCCGTTGCTTACTACGCTCATTCTTTCTTTAAGCCAACGTCCTAACTTCCCGGCGTTACCTAGACTATGCAGGTCTAGCTCCCAGTTATTTCCACATTTTAGGCAAGCAAGGGTCATGTGGACCTCACTTGAATAAATGGGGTCCACATAAACCTTACCTCTGCATTTACGGCAGTGCATCAAACCTGCTTAGTTGTGACGGTGGGAGTAAGCTCTGAACCCTTGTTAGGGACAGCGTATACACCCAATGCACCAAGGGCAGCGATGACAAGCTGGATAAGCTCAGAACCGCTCAAACCGTCAGTGATGAACGAAGCAAGAAGGACAAGAACCGCCGAAAGGACGGCCAAAATAGCCTTCGTGTAGTTAGCACCAGGGACGTTAGGAGCAGCGAAAACACCAGCGGCACCAACAGCAATAATTGCAACATTGATCCACTCGGTGACCGTTACTACATCGTCACTTAGGGCCGGAACGAGAGCGATGAGAACAGTTGTGACTACCATCGCCAGTAGCTTAGCGTACTTCAAGATTTACCTCCAAAAATATGTCTTGCACTTGCAATTGTATCACGCAGAAAATTTCTTCCCGTCCACATAACAAGTGTAGTCTTTCGTAATTTCAATTAACTGCATGTGCGGATACTCACCATTCTCAACATTAGCAATTGCAAAACCCGCCTGCCAGTTTTTTGAAATGCTGTATGTAAGGCTATCTTCATTTGTAAGATGACCAATCTCATACCCACGCAAACGTTGGCCGGTCAGATCATAAGTCAGGTTGTAAACACCTTGGCGGTGAGAGTGACCGCGAACAAGACTCACACCCCAGTTTGAAACGTCATTTCTTACTGACTCCCCGGCGTGCTTTGAAATAGACTCGCCGTGGTGTGCGTACATATCTCCGAATCGCTTAACCGGCGGTTCGTCATATCGATGCCAGGCAAAACCTGCGTTGGTGTAACCATACAAAAGGTCTGGGCTGATCAAACCGGCGAGCGTAGGAGCCTTCTTATCAATGTATGCCTCGTGACGGGTCCAACCATGATTTCCGTCATGGAAGTGCTTATCCGCCTTGGGCGCTGCCGACTTAATGTCTAGCAAAAAATTCTTAGTGTCTCGGACGCCCTCGTCTTCAATGGAAAAAGTTTCCTTAGTGGTTCCATCAGCCCAACGCGATGTTGTATCAGCGTTATCGATATCACCGAGAAGATCAATTGCGTCCGGCTTCCACCACTTCATTACCTGAAAAAATAGATCAACCTTTCGGGCATCGTGATGTGGAAAGTGAACATCGCTACATAGCAGCCAACGAAGATCGTTAGTCATTTGTTTCCTAACTCTAGTAGTGCCGATAGCTTAACATGCGTTGATCTTGGTGTCAACTTCGGGAACGGTGCTCGTTACAAAAACGATGTGATGCCGTTACGTTACTGTAACGGTGCTCCCCACCGGCGCTAAGCGGCACGATGTGCTCAATAGTAGCACACCACCACGAAGGGTAACGAACCTGGGGGTTGATGTGCTGTCCGCAAAAATAGCAAATCCACTTGGCATTTTCAAAAACTGTCAAATGATCGATATTCTCGCCGCGCGCCATTATTCTACGTCTTTTTGAAGAATAATACTTGGGCACGTCTCATTACCAGCCGACAAAAATGCAATCAACATACCCCGGACCATAGATCATACCACCAAGCTGTGTGGTTCCTACGGGATAGATTTCGTCGGCCTCGACCTGAATAAAAGCTCCACGGGCATCGGGTGCGGGTGAAGCATTACCCAAACCGGCGAAAGTCACAGTCAATCGCTTATTTGGAATACTGATAGCCGTTCCAGTACAGATAGGAGCGCAACCACTGGTGAAGAAGCCGTCAAAGTATACGTCCTGACGAATCTGGCGGGCTGATGTTCCACTAAAAGGAACACGCATTGCCAAAATCTTCATACTCGTGTCACGAACAATACCACTGTTCTTGTATCTTACCTTTGCAAGATTCTCGAACAAATACTGGTCGTTGTTCGCCATTTGGTTGAACTTTGTAGCGGTGGGGGTTTCCCCAACGTTAAAGGCTACTGACTGAAACGGACTTGTCAATTAAGTGGCTCTCCTGTCTTGTGTAAGTCAAAGACTTCTTTTGATATCTCAATTATATCATTGTCATTGATATTGAGCCACAAGTACCAACGAATATCTTCAATTGGTCGAAGACGGGACTCGCTAGCGTACCAATTCTTACCGCCGTAACTGACGACCGTGCCGTCTCGAAGCTTTAGGGCTCCTGATGTAACCTTATGCTTTAAGGCTTCATCCAAAAACAATGGTACGTTGACGACTCGCCATGATGCTAGAATCGCCGGATCGGTAATTGGGATCTTGACATCATTCTTCATATAGTAGAAGAAACCGTTGGTCGTCTCAACTACCGCGCCGTTCGGGAAGTTTACTGAAGCAGTATTAACAACTCTTTCAGGAGCTTTCTTGGTTCTTAAGAACATCAATCTCTTCCTTCAAGTCCGCAATTTCTTGATCCTTCTTTCGCATTGCAAATACATATTGGCTTTCTACTTCATAGGCCGCAGACAATTTGTTAGCAAAAACGTCAATCCTAGCCTGCATTTGTTCTAGCTGTTCGTCCATGTTGGACATTGTATCAGTTACCTTCCAGGGTTGCAATGCGTTCCTTTAATGCTGTTACTTCTTCACGCAATTGATTAATAGCTCTTACCTTTACTACGTCAAGGGTTACGGTGTTGTAGTGGTCACCATTTCCATCACCGGCGTCTGGGGTGACAATGTAAGGCAATTGAGACGTTAAGAAACCAATGTTTGACTCCTTAGTAGGGTTACCATCTGCATCTAACCAATACCAAGCGTGCGGCTTAACCTCTTTCAAAAGTTCTAATGCATCAATGTTAAGTTCTGTAATTCCTGTCTTAACTTCGGGGTTAGACCCAATGAATGACCCTTTAGAATAAAAGCTTCCTTGAGTTGTACTAATATTCAAAACTGCTTCAATAAACCCACCGGCGAGTAGCTGATTGTTTGCTCTGATATCTCCAGTTGAATAAAGGTAATTACCAGTTACGTTACCACCTGTGTAACCTTGAGCTGAAATTGTATTGTAAACTGTCAGACCACTAGTTGTAATGTTATTGAAGCTAGCATTCGTCGGGTAACTTCCTCCCGCACTACCGCCGGTTTGTGTACCTGTAATCTGAATATTACGAACAATCAGGTCGCCGTAACCATTATCGTCACCGTTACGAATCTGTACTCGTTCTTCATCTTGAGGAAGTTTAATAGAAACCCTGCGGAAACCAGGACCACCATTTCTCAAAAGAACAGCATTATTATTAGCACCTTCGATAAATAATGCTTGAAGTGAGTTTCCAGCTGGGGTTAACTTGATAAATCCACCCTGCTTAGCTTCCATGAAAGCACTGACATTGTTGAACTCGATTTTAGAACCACCTTGAAGTTGACCGATGCTACCAGGCAAAGTCAGGAATGTGGGACCAAAGTCATACACGCCGACGTAATTACGAGTCCCCGGATCGCTGGTAGAAATACGCACAAAGCCCGGTCTGTCGCTCGGGTTACGAATAGACGAAACGGTGTTTTGGTAATACATACGCATTTCATCCGTTGGGTCTGTTGGACCAGTATCACCAAGCTCGATGTACCCATTGCCGCCAGTTTGGTATCCCTGAGAACGGAACGTACGCGCGACAATGTTACCAGTCATAGTTACATACCCATTTGACGAGCTTGCATTGAAAGTAACCGCACCAGTACTGTTATAAAGTCTAATTCCTGCTGAATCAATTTCGGCACGGTTACTAGATACGCCTGTTCTAATAAGTCCAGAAGTAATCGAGATAGTAGCAGCAAGTGAGCCAGTCGTAATCTTACCGGCCTCTAGTGAATCGATCTTGGCACTGTCAATAATACCGTTAGCAATGTTTGCACTGTAAGCAACAATCTCATTTGTTCCAACCTTATCAGCGGTGATCGCCCCCGCCTGAATGTTGCTAGCGATAATACCGTCAGTCGCAATTTGAGTAGATGTAATGGTATTAGCAGTAATCTTGTCACCGGTAATAGTATTACCAACAATGTTGTCACCGACAATAGAACCTGGTCCTAGTGTACCTTGGCCAAACTGTAATTGCGTCCAAGCGTTGCTCCTGCGGATATAGGGAATGGCTCCACTAGCACCGCCGGTCTTGTACCAAATATCTCCGTCAACTGGCGCTGGGTTAGCAGTTCCCACTGGATCGGCTGACTGAAAAAAGACTCTCGCGCCGGGGACCTGATCGGCAGTACCAATAGGAATTACTCGCCAACCTAAATCGTTAGCGGCATCATTTGCATCATAGTAAGCCTCCCACGATTCATTAGCTCCTTGAGCACGGAAAGGAGTCGCATGGTCATAAACATAGAATCGATACTTGTCATCACTGTCAAACCAGGTATCGCTATAATGCGGCGGGTTGCCTGGGTTATTGGTTGATGAAGGTGGGTTCGGCTGATTGTATTGACGTGTTTGACGCAATCCACGCGAAGTGAAATTAGTCTTATCGATACTAATAGAACCATCTTCAATTTCAATATCGGTAATTCTACGAATTGTCGCATGAGCTTCATCAGATGGTTCTGATCTAGTTTCAGCACTGTTGACAGCAACAAGTTTAGCGTAATAAGTAGTACCAAAGAGTAAGTCAGAAGCTTGTCTCTGTCCCGGCGCAACCGTTGAAAATTGATCAACCATTGTGGCATCAGACGGCGTAAATGTAGCTGTTGTTCCCACATGAACTTCAACACGGTTAAGGTCTGGCAAATACTTTGAACCATCAGCAGACAGTCCATCCCAGTTAATGATTAACTGACCAAAATAGTTAGAAACAGTTGGCGTCGATGGTTTGGCCGGGGGCTTTGTGTTTTTAATAGTTGTGAATCGAAGTTCAGGTCCCCAAATTTCGTTCATGTTTGTACGACGGAATCTAATAACCCAATTAGTATCCGGCGGTAACTGAACCTTATAAAACATTAATTAGTCTCCAACGCATACTCAATATCTAACGGCAACGAAGTATCCGTGATTTGAGGAGTTGTCAATACAGTTCTTGCCACAAGAGTTTCATTCCAAGGGTTAACGACCTTAACCTTTAATATGTCTACCGTATAATCAACTGTTGGGTTAACAGTAATTTTTACAACGGATTGCCAGTCAACGGTCCCAGTCTTAGTTAATGAAGTACGATTGATATTAACAATGCCGTAACCATTGGGTACGCTAAATGTACCTTGTGCGGTTGCACCGTTACTAAACTCAAGTGTCACCTTTACGGTACCGGCGGCTGATGCGAAACCGGCGATCTGCAATTGATCCTTGTCTGCTGTTACAGCTAAAGAAATTGGATTAAGTGCCGTGCTGGCTGTATTGTTAGCTGTTACCTTCAATCCCTGATTCAGGCGAGAATTAGTTACCGTAAAAGAATAGTTGCCAGTCCATGACTCTTCTTCAGAAGTAAATGTTGAAAGTATAATATCTTTCATATTGCCGCCGCCACCTTGGATAATACCAATCTCATAGATGCCTCCGACGACATTGATCGGAGAAGATGACTTAAAGATGACACGGTTATTATCAACGTCTGTACCGACAACAGCAATAGGAAATCTTGCCCATTCGCAACCCATGACTTCACCAGAACTTGATCCAATACCAATGGCAATTGTATCCACAATATTAGATTCATAGCCTGCAAAATAACGTCTAATAGCTGTTCTTCCAGCGGTAGTAATCATGCGCGTGACACCTGCGAGTTATAACCTTGGCCCCAATCGGGTAACTTAAAGGTGACTTCCACGACAACAACTCCATCTGAATTAATAACAAGCTCCTGCTTCTCGATTGTTGCTACACCCCACGGATTCGTGCCGCTCTGGACTGGTGATTCGTCAGTAGGACGAGTGCCACCGCTGCCGACATTGCTATCGTCTCGACTAATACCTCCGGTGTATCCATTGCCCACACTGTTCTGCACGATATCATTTGAACTCTTAGATTCGTCAATTTCAACATCGACCACTCCGGGTGGGAGCGGTAAACGAGGATCAATACGTACTTTTCTACGACCGAACTTGGGTGTTGGCATTATTTAATTATACCTCTTAGCTTGCGAACGGTCAAAGTAGTTTCAATCCCTTCTGATGTAGCGCCACTTAAAGCGACCACACAAAACTTTTCTGTAGGATCGATTTCTTTTTCAGGATAATTAATAGTCACAATGTCACCGATACTGATGAATGGATTACCGAAGATTGATAGAGTATATTCTTCCGTTCCGTCTCCCCACTGACTGACAATCCAATCACCTAAACGTTTAGCAGACTCTTGTGATTGAATAAAGCTTGACTCAAAAGTCGTTGTATTCAATCCACGCTTACGAATAGAAGCTTCGTCTTTTACTGTTTCAGTCTGCTGATCTTCGTCGCTGAATGCGCGACCATAAACAAAAATCTTCTGGTCTACAGAATTATCTGCTCCAAATGTTAAGGTATCTTCTCCATTGATCACAACATTTCTTCTGTAAGTGTTAGCAAGAAGGAATGTTGCACTGAATGAATCCGCAAAGTATGCTGGGCAGGCGGCCTGTTCTGTATTAGAGAAATATAAGTATGAATGAGCTACCGGCGTCTTTTCAAAATCCACTTCGTACTTACGAATTTCATGTACAACTGGACCAAATTCGTCTAGCCATTGCTGACCTGTTCCAGTAATTCCAGGACTTGCATCACGGACTCCACGAGTGATCTTACCCGGCGTCACCGCTACGTAAGGGATTACCTTTTCGAAGTAATTACCAATGTACCCGCCCTTTACGTTATCATAAAATGAAGAACCATCGGGGTCACCGAAGTCTGCCGTTCCCACGGCATACAAATAATCAAACTCAACTATGCAGTTGTCTTGAATGAACACACCGAATCGTCCGTATGGATCAGCCACTTCATTAGCACTAATCTTTGTGTAGTACCATGCCTGCCCATCAATGTAAACGATAACGTTCATTGTTCCATCATTATTGTATACAGTGGATGCTTCTAGATCATACCATGTATCACGGTTAATTTGAATGGGAGCAGGAATGTAGTTCAACATTGGCTGCATACCGTCGCGAGTACGAACCTGGAATCTTAGTTCATTACGACTTGCTCTTTGTGTTGCTTCTACTACTTCTGTAGCAGCAAGGTTGATGAAGAAGCCAGAGTTGTTTGAGCCGCCCTTAATATAAAGTCCGCCCGCGCCCTTGTTGGCTGGTTGTCCACTAGGAATACGCATACGACAACCATAACGATAATTCGTTGCGTATGCAGATTCAGTTGATCTAAGGGTGTAAAGGCTATTCCAATCCATGCCATTTCTTCCCTTAAGGGTTACGGTAGAACTGTTGGGATTTCTTGTGACTCCCCCCGGCCAATGCTCAACATTGGTCGACCCACCTTGAACTAACTCGTAAGTATAACGGAACTTAGAATCAATGCTATGAGCTTTGGCAGTTGTACCAAAATCGCCGCGCTTAGTGATCTGGAAAAAACCGGTGTAACCATTGCGCCAACGAATGCCCTCCGGCGTATTCTCATCCATCTTCTTACGTTCATCTTCAGACTTAATGACTTGAGTAGTATAGCGAGCAATGCCGTTATCAAAAAAGTTGTAAGCTCGGTACATCTTACCTTCATAGCTAATGATTTCTCCCTCAACGTTCACCATACCTGTTAACGGCCATGTATCGGCTTCAGTTTGCGGAATAACAAAATACATTTGATCAGCAGGAAGATTTTCTGAAAGAGGGCAGGCACGCAAAACCATCGTGTCGTCTGGTTCCCAGACGACTTCCATCTTTGGCAAACCATTGTTAAAATCGGTAAATTTAGTTTCCGTGTACTTGATATCCACTTGGTTTGAACCATTGAAAGTCTGAGACTTACCCATTTCTATAATGTCAGCTAGTATTGTCCCGTCACGCTCTGATGTGAAATTCCATGTAGCTGCCGGTTGATTGGAGAAGACTGTCTTTGCGCTTCTAATTTGAGCAACACCAAATTCATCAAAGTAAATTGCCATCTGAGTTGCCTGCGCAATAGACTGGATGTTTTCCCAAATAGACTTTTCCTTGTCCGTCCAGTAATACGGCACAGCAATAACATCATCAAGAGATGAAGAGTAAGCCCAGGCCGTGCAACCGGCGAGGTCCAGCAAACGCCAAATGATAGAACCGGCAGTAAGCCCCTGCCAAAAAGTCGCTGGGGCTAATACCTTTTGCAAAAAATCTGCCTGGTCATAAAGGTCAACGCTGACTTCTAGTGACATTTGATTATTCCATGCGTCAGTAAACATTGTCCATTGACGGAATGTTTCACTAGACATAACATAATCACACCACATCTTGACGTTCTTATCCAGCAAACCGGCGTAAGGTGATGTTGATGATTCATTGTAAAAAAGTTCTGTTGTATTGTCTAACGTGACGCTTGCTTTATTAGAAGAAGCAACACCAATCGGAGAAATTTGATCAACATCTGAAATCTCCATATCGTGTGATTCACTGATAAGGTAAGGGCTCAAATCTTGCTCATATCGACCAGAGATTTCAATAATAGATAGCGGTGCACCCTGTTTAGACATTGCAGCAGCAGCGAATTTAATACCTCTAATAGTTGTTTGACTTTCATTACTAAAATTAGACGGCTTATTACCCGTGATCCATGCGTCTGAATACCATATAGTAAGAACTCCATCGTTACCTACCGTCGGATTTGTAGCAATAGTTGTCCAGTTCGTACCATTTGTTGTCACCTGAACATAAAAACTACGAGGCAAGGCTTCTGAACTTTCAAGGTTGATGACGACCTTGTTAACTTTTACCGACTTTTCGTAGACGACGGAAAGGGACTGTTCTTCTGGAAAGAAATATGAACCTCCGCTGGCACCACCGGCGGTTACTTGAAAAGAAGACCAATAGCGGTAGATATCATCATCGGAAGCAATTGTGTATCTTACATCTGGCTTTGAGTCAATAAAACTGTCAGCTAACTTGAATCCCGCCGCGTTTGTACGATCATCGCCATACAAACCCGTCAATGTTGATAGTCTAGAACGCACAATACCGCGCGTAGGTCTGTTATAACCCACAACGGACTTTTTGGGCCACACATTATCCCAATTAGAATCACTAATAGCCTTCCCGTTGTCAGTAACTACTGAATCGACAAATCTATTTACATTCCATTCAGCATAAACTTTAGTCTTAACTTCAGCGACATAGCCTTGCTTGTAAGATGTTAATAGATTTATACTAGGGTTTTTCAAATTTCCTCCAAGGTCATACTTACATTATACATATCGTATGCGTTACCGCGCTTTTCAACTTCTAGACTGAAGTCTTTAAAGTGCATTAAGTAACTGTCGGCCTTGTATGATCTTCCTTGATGAACGAATACAGCGTCGCCGTTTTTTGCAATTTGACCACTGACTAGTGTTACTTGAAAAGCACCAGGAGTAGATTCGTACATTGTTTCTAATTCCCGCGCCCCCATGAACCCATCAACAGTGTAGTTGGCGGTATGAGGTAGTAATTCCCAAGAAACGTTTAACTCATGCTTCGTCGCAACGTAATACTTTCGTAGCGTTCCGTCAGCCATGCGCTTTGCCGTTTCAATACGATTTGCTGTAATAGACACAGGTTGGCGAGAGTGATCACTAGCTTTTTGGTTATTCAAAACCAAAAGAGCTGGCTTATAAAACTGTTGTCTAAACATTCTTTACCGTTCTCCCTGTTCCATTTCTTCTATTTCTTTCAGCTACCTTACCGCTAATTGCTGATGCCAAACGATCGATATCCGCTTCTTCACGTACGACCATCCCTGGCATAGTGATGTAAATATTTCCTCCGCCGCCGAGACTTAAATTACTAATTCCGTCCTTCAGTTGCTGTGAAAGCGGAGCAGTCAAAACTGTTTCATCCTTGTGTAGGTTAGCCAAAACATTATCATACTTAATATTACCACCTACGGCCAACTGCGGAACACTACTCAACTTAGCTAATGCGTCTGGTGTCATACCCCAGTGAACGTGGTTGTGGTGGGCTGCCATTGTAGCAGCATTGTACTGGTGTGGCTTACCATTCTTAATACTAGTTGCCCCAGGACCAGCATAAATTAGCTCTGAAGATCGAGAACCAAAGTTCTGATAAATCCACTTCCAAATAGCCATAAGACCAGGAGTATCAATCTTTGGACTTGAGAAGTCGTCAAAGTCAACAGCCCATCCCTTATTGTGCAATGATCCATTGTCGTTGTTACGCTTTGTTGATGTTACCTGATAAGGAACACCAGAACGACTCATGAGTGTTTCTAGGGCTGGATAAGTATAACCGTTCTTGTCTGGTCCTAGTCCACCGGCATTCATCTGTCCCTGAGCAAATGCAGCATTCATCATCATAGGAGTTCCGTTGACAACGGCGGTAGCCATTTGCTCCCACTTTGCGTAAGCATTCGGGAATGCCGAGCGCTGAACCTTCTGAGCAGCCTGGGTCAATGGTAGGTCCGCGCGGTTCTTGACCTTAAACAATGTCTCAAAGAACTTGCGAGAAGAGTAGTAAGGGTCAGTTACCTGCGCGGCAGTTCCCCAACCCTGTGAAGGACGCTGTTGGAACAAACCAAGTGAGTCACGGTCACCGTAATTGATGTTCTTAAGAGTTGATTCCTGCATCGCAGTCATCAAAGCAATAATTAAGTCGCGCTGAGTAGCACCCATTTGCTTACCGACAGACATAATGATGCTGGCATTTTCTAGCTGCTCGCCGGTGAGACTTACGTTTCCGTACTTACCAGGAGCGCCAACTCCATAACCAGCACCGGCCTGAGCCATAACTGTTTGCGAAAGAGTCTGAGCAATTCCCTGAGCAAGGGCCTTAGCAACAGCAGCGCCTAGCATACCGGCAGAACCAATACCATTTTGTACTGGCCCCCCGGCGTGGCGGACAACTCCATAACCGGCGTTCATTGAGTTAAGCGTTGGTCCAAATGCACGAGAAGCACGCTCATTCATTACCACTTCGCCACGCTTCAAAATAGCTGGTGTTTCCGATGGGTAAAGTGAAGCTGTGCGCGGGATGCCTACACGGTCAGCGGAAGACCATGCTGGACCTCCCGAGTGACGAACAACACCACCACTAAATCCATTAGAAATTCTACCGGCAGAGGAACCACTTGCACCCCCGCCGCCACTAGGACCAGAACCAGAGCCAGGGAATACACCAGTCTTAAGCCACTGCAAAAGCTGGTCGCCGTTCATATCGAAAGCACCAGCCATTTCATCAGTGATACTTGTACCGATTTCGCCCCAGTTAACCTGATCACGCAATGAGTTAGCCGCAGCTTCCATAGCCCACTTCTGCTCGTTACCGAATACCTGACCCCATGTTTGAGCAGTTGGCTTTACGTAATTGGTACCAAATGAACTGTAAAGAGCCTGCAACCTTCCGATGTGATCGTTAAGCTCTTGTTCATTACGAGGAGTCATTGCCTTCAAAGCTGCAAGCTGCTGCTCTAGTGAAGCATTCTCTGCATCAAACTTAGCTTGAGCCGCCTTCTTTTGTGCGTTGATCTGCGCGTCCAAAGACTTCTTCTGAGCATCGGCAGACTTGGAATAACGATCCTTTTCTTGTGAAAGTGAGTTATTCCAAGCTTCTTGTTCAGCGTCAAGACGGTCCTGCAAAGCCTGCTGGCGAGCTTCAAGCTCCTCCTTCTCGCGGTCCTTACGGTCTTCTAGTTGCTGCTGTTCAGCCTTTTCAAGCTCGTCAATAACATCGAGACGGTCCTGCTTTTCCTTCTCAATGGCAGTCTTCTTAGCGTCCAATTGATCGCGCTTAGCCTTCGATCCGTCCCCCGCGATTGCGGCGGTATCATCGGCAGACCATTGAATAGCGGTAGCTGAAGCGTTGTTTTGAATACGAGCAGCTTCATCAAGATTACCTGAGTTGAGAGCGGCGTTGAAGTCAATAGTGTTATTGAACATTTCAGACATACGCTGAACACGAGCCTGCTGAGCCTGGAAGATGCGCTCACGAATTTCGTCTGCCTTTTCTTCGGCAGCAATTTGGTCATCAATAGCTTGAATTTGTGCATCAGATGCATCTTCAGCAGCCTTCTTTTGATCAGCAAACTTCTTTTCATGAGCGTCCATCTGATCTTGCCATTGCTTATCAAAATTCTTATCTTCCGTCTTCTGCTGGGCGTCCAGCGCCTTCTTACGGTTCTTGAAGTCGGCATCTGCCTGCTTTTGACGGTTTTCGAATTCCTTTTCCTTAGCTTCATTTGCGGCCTCAAGCTTGTCACTTCTGGCTTCCCCGGCGGCTTCGATGCGGTCTAGCGCAGCATTCTGCTGTTCTTCACGCTTCTTAGCAAATGAGTCATAAACTGCATCCATTGTGCTAGACATTGAAGACTTAAGACCTTCACGCAACTGATCTTGCAAAGCCTTTGTTTCGTCGCTTACCGCAGCTACTTCTTCTGCTGCACCTTCAGCGGCATCACCATATGCACCAAGTTCGTTGCTACCACTAACTAACGCTGAAGACGTACCATTAATATTCAATCCAGACTGAGCGATAAGATCACTAAAGTCACTGACTTTCTTAGCAGACTCAGCAGTAACATCACCATTACCGGCAATCGTCTTAGACATTACCTTCTCAGTTTCAACCAATTGAGCAGCGTCTTTATTAACTCGTACGTACAACTGACCCAATGCAGCACGCTGCTTTTGAGTCATACCCATTGACTCAGCCTGAGACTTTGTTCCGTTCTCGATTGACTGTGAATAGTTTTCAGCAAGCTTCATCTGACGAGCAAGGTCCCCGGCGTTGTTAATACCTAACGTAGCAAAAATGTCACCATACTTCTTTTTAAGAATATTGAACTGTGGTTCAGCATTTTTGTTGAAAGTGTCGATAAACTGCTTAAGCATTGGTCCCTGCTGGTCAACACTCGCCTGAGAGAATCCAGCATAGAATTCACCAGCAGCGGCGGCTGCAGCATCACGAGCGTCTCTAGAAATATCAGCACCAGCAAATGTTCTCGCGAACCAGTTACGATTCTTGTTAGAAGCTTCGTCAATGGCAGCTTTAACAGCCTGGTCAAGTTCATTGGCAAGGTTCTGCTTAAGTTGTTCAGGATTGTCTACAATAACGGACATGTTCAACTTAATTGCTGCATCCTGGGCCTTCCCGTTTACCCCGGCGGCCTTCAAAGCAGTTCTCATAGCGCTTTCTACGTTTGCTTGGTCACCACCCGTAACAGCAACCTTGAATCCTTCGCGGCGGGCGATAGCAATTGCTTCTTCTTCTGACTTAACGTTCTGAAGTTCCTTGTAAAGTGCCTTGTTGGATTCCTTAAGCTTGTCAACGTTCTTTGCCTGAACGTCAATAGTCTTAGCAGCCTTATCTTCGACACCCTGTAGATTAGTAACAGTATAACCAAGAATGTCTGACCATGTTTGAGTAGACTTATTGATTTCGGCAGAGTCCTTCTTCCACTGTTCTAGATGCTTGACGACTGCATAAGTAGCCACACCTACAGCAACTACACCGGCAACAATAAGTCCAACCGGTCCTAGCATACCGGCCAAGGCCATACCGGCGGCTCTGAATCCATTAGCTAGACCAGCACTAGCAATAATCTTCATTCTAGTAACAATTCCTGCGAGTAGTGGACCCATCATACCTAAGGTAATTGCGATAGCAGTAAACTTCTGACCGGCGCTGGCTGTTTCATCACCTAGAGTTGACATCATATATGGCAACATTGCTAGAGAACCGGCGGCGCTGGCAATTCCCAAGAAACTTACGCGAGCGACCTTTGCTTGTGCAGCCATCTTTGCAGAATTAGCAGCAGCGGCGGCAGTGGCAGCTTCAGTTGCCTTTACTGACTGTTCGACGCGACGATAAGCTGTTTCATCAATCTGACGACCATTGGCATAGAAACTTTCTCTACCCCCGCGACCAGAACGAGAAGTATACTGCGTACCGTTCTGCATGTATCCACCATTAAGACCACGACCATTTACAACGTTAGGCCCCATAATTGGTGCGTTGGAAACTGGCATAACAACGTTGGCGTTACGTGGACCAGTTGTTGCTGTGGCCTGAGCGGCTGCCGGAATCGTGTTTGTGACCGTTCCGTTAGGGTTAACGGTCTTTAGACCGGCTTGCACAGCGGCGGCGGTACGTAGAGCAGCAATATAAGCCGTTAGCTTACCTGTTGCTGTTCCGGTAGCAGTTGCTTGACTATTCAATGCACCAGTCATATTATTCGTTACTTGACGGGCTGCAATCTGTGCAGGAGTCAACAATTTGAATTGTGTGACAAGTCTTAAGAATCCAGATACAGCAGCAAGAATTGTCAATGTTAGGTTGGTAAACGCACCAACGACCAAGAATATACCACCAGCAATAATTGTGGCAATAACTCCAATCAAAAGCAACTTCTTCGCTTGATCAGGTAAGTTATTGAATCCTTCAACAATCTTGTTAATACCACCGAGAATAGTTGTGGCAATTGGCAATACAGCAGCACCGGCTTCAGCTAGGTTAGCCTGAATAGTAGAAAGCATGATCTTGAATTTACGAGAAGCCGACTCCATGTTACGTGCGAGTTCTGTGTCAGCGGTCTGCTGCCATTGCTTTGCTCCGCCCTCGGCTGCCTGGTATGCACGGCCAATCTGCGTAACTGCCTCACCGGTCTGTACGTTAACGTCTCGAATAGTCTTCAAAGAGTCCAGAAGTGCGGTCATACGAGCAACCTGGTAGGAACCGAAAAGCTTACCAACAACCTGCTGCTTTTCTAGGTTAGACAGACCTTCAATACGCTGAGAAAGCAACTCAAGCATCTTCAACGGGTCACCATTAGTTTTAACACCAATGTCTGAAATGTCTACACCAAGTTCCTTTAGGCGTGCGCTTACCGTACCGGCGGGGTTGATAAGACGGTTAATACCTGTACGGAATGCGTTAGCACCTTCTACCGCGCTAATACCATTCTGCTTGAAACCAGTAAGGAAGATCGCTGCGTCCTGAATTGATCCACCCATTGTCTTAATAACTGGAAGAATCTTAGGGAAAGCGTCAACCATATCTTGCGTGGTCAATGAAGTTTGGTTTTCTACCTGGTTCATAAAGTTGAACTGGTCAGAAAGCCACTTAGTTGCATCGCCAGAAGCTTCAGCCTCTTTTTGATAAATTGACTGAATAGAAATAGTAGCCTTAAGAGCTGCTTGCTGATCTAGTTCACCCAAAATAGCGATGCGCTGCACTTCATTTGTCGTCTTAAGTAGTTGAGCACCCTTAAGACCCGTAGCAGCAAGTTCCTGCTCTGCTGTCAATGTATCGTTAACTGTTGCGCCATACTTCTTAGCTAGCTGCGCAGCATTTTCTAATGAAGCCTGACGCAATTGATTAAGTTCACGGTCCTGCGCGGCCATTTCTGCCTGGCTGTTATTAACATTTTTGGCAGTAGTGTCATAAACCTTTGCGATACCGGTAAGCTGCTTATCTACCTGGTAGAACGCGGCACCAGCAACTGCGGCCAAAGCAGCCATAGGCACACCGATACCTTGTGTGATCTGGAACCCGGTGCGCTGTAATCCACGACCCCATTCCGCACCGGCGCGGGAGGCAGACTGAACAACATTACTGTAATAACCCACGCGAGTTGAAAGATCACGAATGGCACCACTAAGGTTCTTAGCCTTTGTCTGTAGACCCGTAGGAACCAAAACGGAAGTCATCGTCTTGCCGGTTGATGTAGTTCCCCATGATACCGAAGCAGCGCGTTGCAAAGCAATCTGTTCACGAAGGTTAGCATTTACGAGCTTCCCGTTACGAGCCCAGTCCATATAGCTGAACTTGTTACGCTGAATTTGCTTCGTTAAAGTTTCGGTAGCTGATGCTGACTGAATGGCGTGAACGTTGTATTGCCCACTCATTGAGTTAACAGTATTAAAAGCATTTTGCAATGCTTTCATCTGAGTTATCTGATTTGCGTACCCGGCCTGACCATTAGAACCGTAAGCTTGACCAAAAATTGAGCGATTGTTAAAGGAAGAGTTAATCTGCTTCTGTTGAGCCTGCATAATGGCAGTCTCACGCTGGATTGCCTTGATGTTTGCACGGACCTTATCAAACCCAGTTGATTGTCCGTGGAAAGTTACCTCAATTCTACTACCGGCGATTTCCTTTTACTCTCCCTCAATTTCGATTTCAATGCCTAGATCAGACAAAGTGGCCTGCTTAAAGTCCTTGAAGACTTCACCAGATTCTTCTGCATCAATAAAGCCTTGACGCTTAGCATCGGCTCGTTGCTGCATTTCTTTGTACTTGGCCTTGTATTGTTCGTGATCAAGGTCGATGCCCTGAGAAGCGAACAAAGTCTTTCGATCACGCTCTTCCTTGCTACGGAAAGACTTGATTAAACCAAATACTTCTTCTAATGTTAAGTTTTCTTCAAGTTCGTCGATATTTTTCCAGGGTCCGCGACCAAGAACTTCAAGCTCGTGCTCGGCTAAATCTAGTTCGTCCCAGCCGATGCTTCCTTCATCATCATGTCCTGAACCATCTGATCCATTGCTTTTAAATCGATCCCCGCCGTTTGCTTAATGATGTAGTAAACGGTTTCAGTATCTAAAGCGTCTGTCATCTTATCGAGTGCTTCTTCAACCTTTGCTTCATCATCAGAAAGTGCTTCTTCCCACTCGGGGCGCTGGCCTCGTACACAATACGGGATAAGCTTCAACAATGCATCTTCTGCGTCGTCAGGATTTTCTCCATCGAAATTTCCATTTGCCAATTCATTGAACGCCTTCATAAACTTACGGCGGTTCTTAATTGTCATTGTGCGCAAAAATAAGTTTGTGTCATCTAGAAGGGTAATCTCTTCACTATTATATACGGCAGTTGCCAACGTTTTCACTCCTTTGATTGTTGATCTTATTTTAACATATAACCCGTAAAACGACAAAGCTCCACCCCCGGAGTAGTGAGTGAGGGTGGAGCCAGTCTAGCTAAATCGATCAGCTAATAGTACGCTCAACGATCTTACCGTATGTAGCGGTAGAAGCAGAAGCGTCAGGCAATAGACGGAACGAAGCTGGGAAACCAGTCATTTCGTTACGACGTAGTGCGTGGCTTGAGCTTTCTGTCTGAATAGCACGCTTAATGTGGTAAACGCGCTCACGGTACTGGTTGTCAGTAACGGTACGCGGACCCTTACCCAAGAACAACATTGAACGCTCAAGTGGTTCTTCACCAAGAGCACCGGCGGCAATGTCAAGAGTACGAGTGTCACCGTCTGTAGTAATCGTGCTGTTAGCAAGACCCCAAACAGTAATCAAGTTCTCAAGCGTAGCCTCAGCGAAAGTGGTGTTAGCTGTAACGCGGACCTGCTGCTTGAATAGAAGCGCAGAGTCAAGTAGCTGGTCAACTTCTACGTCACCGTAAGTTGGTTCATAAGCAACCTCTAGACCTTCGCTGGTGAAACCAACGTTACGCCATTCAGCAGTTGCTGCCTCTACGTCACCAAGAGTCTTGTCGGGACGACGTGAAGCGCGGGGACCAGTTGTAGCAGGAACACCCTTTGCGAAGAATGTGTTCCAGTTAGCGGAAGTTGAGTCTGCGGTAGAAATGAAAACACCAGCAGCACCAACAAGAATATTACGAGTTGTTCCAACGCCATCATAGGCCATTGAAAATCAATCCTTTCTTTCTAAGAATAAACAGACGATTGGCGGTTCGTCTAAAGCTCTCTTTGGTAATTATAGCCTTGCTTAATTAAAAAGCCTAATCTTCATCGTATGCAGACTCTAGGTTTTCTACAATGCCATAAGTAACAGTAACGGTGATAATGGCTTCCATACGACCGCCGGAATCCTCAATGTTGTTAGGTCCGTCTGCACCCTCAACATTAATTGTATAAAGCTCAAGGTGCGAGTACGGGTTAGTTGTTTCCCCAGCCCACTTCTCGCCCGGAAGCTTCTCTAACCAGGCTTGGACATTTGTCGCTGATCGGTCAAACTGCTTCAACGAGTCCACGATGTAATTACTAATCTTACGAATTTCAGCTTCGTCAGTCGAATATACTAAGTAAACGATTCGCTCTGATTGCATAAACCAGTTTTCAGTAATACGTGGAATAGTCCAGTTATAGACAATATACGGTACCGGTCGAACTGTTCCGTATTGATCAGTAAAGGTACGCTTTGAGAACGCTTCAACTTCTTTAATCGGGGCAAATGCACTTCTGCCTCCGTAAACTGCTTCCGGTGAAAAGATACGTCCCTTGCCCTTTTCATAAAGATATCTATTAATTCCGTGAACCGCGTTCACTCGTGTACTAAGTGCCATATAGATACGCCCTTCTCGCCGCAGCTTCCATTTCGAAATCTCTACCCATTGCTGCTACCGCTCTAACTCCTTCATTAGCTCCAAGCTTAAAGACTGAAGAATCAGATGCTGCAATACGGAAGAATGTTCGGTGACCGGCTTTCTTCGCGCCGCGCAGGGCCCCGGCGGTCATATTTGCTTGCAATTTAGGAGCAACCTCTTCATTAAAGACACCCTGAGCCATTGTGTTCCACCATGCCGTGTAATGCTTTAAGAACTGACCAGTTGTCTTACCGCCACCAGCGATAAAGTGTGATGGTTGCTTAGTGATCTTAAGTTCACCATTTTTATTAATGTAAGCCAATGAACCTGAACCACTAGACTGTGGAGAAACGGTGATCGACATTCCAGACTCCATCACCGGCGCTTTCCATACAAAGACGTGGACGCCTTCCTTAACAGTCTTACCCGTCGGGCCTGGCTCCAATAACTCAGGTCTAACCGGAGTTGGCACGGTAGAAGGCTTCCATACAACGACAGATCGTTTAGTCTTAGTTGCGTCTCCAATAAGCTTTGATTCCCATAGTCTACCGGCGGGAGTACCTAATTGACCCCACTCATAGACGTGCATTAGGCTTTGTGGATCGTTCATAGCAGCTAAGTCCATCCATTGCTCAAAATTAACATTAAGAACATCATGTGCCAAATCAACGGCACTAGAAATAAATGATTTCTTGGATACCCCTTGACTCATTCCATCAATAATGCCATTCATGTAAGACAAACCGGTAGTGTTAATTGTCACGATCATTAATTAGACTTCTCCAACTGCACTTGTCTTTCAATGACCCTACCAAATGGGTCCATCACAGGCATAACGCCAGTAATGTTATAAATAGTCGGTACTCCAACAGTAACGCCAGTCATCAAATTTTCAGTACGCTTAGGGTTCTGATCATCTTCAAATATTAACATACCGCTTCTATCAGTAATAGACATTACTCGGTCTGTCGTAAACAAATGGTATTTCGAAGGTACTTTCATCACTAAACGTTCAGTATCAATAACGCGAGAACCACCATTTTCATACTTAACATCATTTGCTTGACTAACTGTATATAATGGATAAACAGCACAAGGAATTTGGGTGATGACTTGATCACTACCATCGTTAGGAATAAGGTCGGCGGCGACCCACACCTGACGTACTTCGCCTGTAAGTTCATCATAGACTTCTTGGAAACCGCCGGGATTCTCGTCATCATAAATGTTATCTTGGTAATTTCTGACGACAGTAGCAATAAGATTAAACTTAATTGATGATAGGCACGTCATACAATAATCATGCCCCCGCGCTTAAACGAATCGAGAAGCTGGTCGGCCTTGACATTTCCCGTACCGGCGAATGCCATAGGGCTGAATTGGAATCTATTGTCAGCGTATGAAACACTCTGCAAGTAGCGGTCGCGGTAAAGTGATTCGTTACAGCTTAATTCTTGAATGAGAATAAGCGCGGCTTCTTGAACCGCCGCCGGTACCTCTAACCATCCCCATAAACCTGTGACTGTGTAACGGACATTACTGTAGTAATCGTTAGGTACGCGAATAACCCCGTCAAATCCCGGCGTAAAGCCCTCGGGCGGAGCTTGCTTGATATTAAGGTAAGTGAATTGCTGCTGCAAATCAGCAGTCAACGGAGGACTAATGGCGTCAATCTGAATAGATTGAGACAAAACCTTACTTAACTCAACAGTACCCTTTGCATATTTTGTTCCGTAGACCGCAGAAAAGTTTTGTCCAGTGTAAGCTTCAATAATCAGACGAACAGTATTCTCCATTTCTTTTACCTGCTGATTAAAGTTTTGAGAAACTGAACCATTTTCAGTCAGAACGCTCTCAATGTAAGACAACGGGGCGATAGGAGTAACTACTTCAACGTATTGATTTTTTCTGAAAGTGTTATTATCAAACCATTCAATTCTTAAAATCCCAGGCTTATCCGTCTCTTGCCAAGCTAAGGGGACGGTGAACTTACCGTCAACTGATGGATACCCAGATCGAGTACCAACCTTCACTGCGCCTCGATAAATGTCAGCGCTGAGTGGACCAGGATGCGGGTGCGTGAATGTTACTTCTGCATTAGTGTCTACATAAACAAACATCAGTAAGATACCGGATAACTAGCAGGGTAACCTGAACCCGGCGCAGTTCCTCCCGGTGTAGCTCCGTTCTGTTCAATAGTCTGAACTCTTGATGTTAGGTTTGATAGCTGAGCAATAATAATATCAAGCGACGACGAAAGACCACTGATCTTTGACTTATCAAGGGCATCGTTCGGTACCTTCGCGTTAATAACAGAGTTATCAAGAGGTACTCGCTGATCAACAAGACGGGCATCGGTTAGCTGAACGTAACGTGAA